TCAGGACTGATCCTTTCCAATATTGACACTGAACGAGCCGGAGTTATTGCCATAGGTTCCGGGCACGTCGTTGTAGATAAGAGTGATTGCACCCTGGACATTATTGGGTGCAACCCAACGGAACAACCCGGTATTGACCGGAATGGTTCCGCTGTTGCCGATCTTCATGACCAGCGCACCACAAAACGCATCGTGGCAGATCAGCCCTTGGTCCGGATGCTCCCGATCGCCCTGCGGCCCCCATTTCTGGGTAGGTCCGTAACTGGCCCAACCGGCGGCGACGATGGTAATGACATCGCCCGGATTGTAGATAATCGACGTTACCTGCCCTGCTTCGTTATTAGCCAGAACCTCACCTTTCCAAGCCATGATTGATCTCCGATATATGAATTCCTGTTCATAAACGAAAGAGGCGAAAAACCCTGATTCGCGATCCTTCCCTGTCAGCAAAGCACAGCAACGAGGAAGTACCGCCTACCAATTCATGCAGGAGAAAAGAGGATAATTCCGCCAGTGAATTGAATATATTCGGAAAGGAAATTAAAAAGCAGGAGCAGAAGATAACGACAAAAAAATCAAACTTCCAAAGACAACTACTTCAAGCTGAACAAACACTCCCGCTCGCCAGCCAGGGCGAACCCTATACGGAGCCGTACTAGAATGAAACGCCTCCAAGGCCGAGGAGGGAAAGAAGGCAACGTCGACTCGTTGACTGCCGCGCGATGGCGGGCCGGAAGAAAATCGGGGAAGGAACGCAGAAGTCGGCTGAACGCCAGGAAACACGATGGTGCCCGGAGCCGGGGTCGAACCGGCACGGGGTTACCCCCGAGGGATTTTAAGTCCATCGACTTTTCTTTAAATTTCAATTAATTGCGGTGAAATCCTTTCCGCATTGAAATTTTCTTCACACCCTTGAAGCCCAGATTCTACAAGGGCTCATTCGAAATTGCGGAACAAGTGCCGCATCTACAACAGGCCAACGTCCTCGCCAACCATCCATCAATTTCCTCACCTTGCAAAAATAAAGCTATCTAATCTCACCGAAACCTGTATGGTGGATTCTACTGCTTGCCCAGTTAAGCGCCCCGCCTTGATGTTCAGTCTGTTTGATCTTCATCTCATCGGTTTGCCTTCTCTCCGCATTCAGTTCTAGCCAGGTTTATACCTGCGCACTTTCAAACATTGGAGATATACATCATGGCAACTCGCCAGACTGGTACCGTTAAATGGTTTAACGAAGTAAAAGGTTTTGGCTTCATCACCCCGGAAAGCGGTGAAGACGTCTTTGTGCACTTCCGCCAAATTGAAGCCAGCGGATACAAGTCCCTTGGTGAAGGGCAACGTGTAAGCTTCTTCGTTACCGCAGGTGCCAAGGGCCCGCAAGCCGAGCAAGTACAAGCCCTGTAAGGCTTTTGATACGATAAATAGCCCCGTACATGCGGGGCTTTTCAACACTCGCTCCAGTATAAATAGCGTATAGCAGATCAAATTGGCCGTGAGCCCCTCCCACCACCGCTAATGGCGAACAGGAATTATCCTGCTCCGTATTTAAGGAGCGCTAATTTCATGATTACCCGCCAATCAGGAACTATCAAGTGGTTCGATCAAAGCAAAGGCCATGGTTGGATCACACCCGAGACAGGGCATGACGCCAACGCCCCTCTTCATTTCTTCCTCTGTCTTAAAAATCCGAGAGGCTACCAGGGCGTAACTATCCGGGCCTTCCCCCAGAGGCTTCAAACCTCGATATCGAACTGGGGGAGCTGCGGCGCCGGGCCGGTCACCAGGCCATCGCTGATGAACGCCATCTGCCCGGCCGGCACCGCCGTACCCCGGGCCGCGATCACGACGTTGTTTCGCAGGCGGACGCGGCAGGTGCCGGCGCCCTCGTCGACGTCGATCACCTCCCCCACCGTGCGCGCGCCGCCCGGTAAGAGCCCGATGAACCGACGCCAGGGGTTGACCGTCGCCATCAGGAACCTCCCGGATAGTGGCGCTCGATGCGCAGGGTCTGCCACACGCGGCTAGCCCCTACCCCCTCGGCCGAGATATCGGTGGCCAGGCAGAGACCGCGCCACGTCGCCTGTTCGTCCCTCACCTCGACCAACATGCCCGGCTGCACCAGGCCCGGTACCCCATCATCCTTCTGGAACAGCGGGATACGGCGCGTCTCGATCGCCTGGTTGCCTCCCTTGGACAACTCGCAGATCCCGCGCGAGCGCGCCACCTCGGTGCCGGTAATCCAGTCCTCCATGACGTCGGGCGCCAACTCCTCGCCGGCGGTACCGGCGCGCCGCACCTGCACGCTGACGCCGTAGCTGGTACCGCTGACGTAGACGAAATTCCATGCCGGCTGGGGACTCCACTCGCTGCCCCACTCGGCGACGATGGCGGCCGGGATGATCCGGTCGGGAATCGCGGTGCCCCAGTACCAGGTCGCCTCACGATACCGCGGCAGGATCGTCACCGAGTCGTCCATCAGGCCCGGCCGGACGATGCCGCCGGCGACCTCGGCCAGCTTGACGATGACCTGCATCGGCGTCTGATCCTGATAGCTGAAGGCGCCGGCCGGCAGCGTCCAGTCCGGCGGCCCCATGTTCTCGACGTCCCAGGACACTGAAAAGCCGGTGTACTGCAACTGGTCGTCGACAACCTGACGTGCGTTCAGCGGCGCCGTGTTCACCGCGCTGCGCTTCGGCGCATAGGGCGCGTCCAGCAGTTGGGTGCGGCTCGCGCCGCTGATGGTGTAGCGCTCGCTCGGATGCTTGCCGCTGCCGCTGTAACGCTCGACCAGAAACCGCCAGGTCCAGCCGTTGATCTCCAGCTCTACCGTCTTCGGCCCGTTGGCATCCGGCGCCGTCAGGTCCAGCGAGGTGCGACCGAACAGGTCAGCCGAGAACGACCAGGCGAACGAGTCGATATCCAGGCCGATGCGAATGCTGGTCGCATCCAGCGGCGTGCGACTCGGCAGCGCCGCCAGGGTGACCGTGTTTCCTATCATGTAGGTCTCCAGTATCTCGGGCTCGGTGGGTGGATCTATCGGCACCACCGGCCCCGGATAGTCGGGGTAGACAATGCCCGTCGGCACCGGATCGGTCGGCCGCCCCCATGCCCAGGGAATCAGCCGCAACGCATCGAAGCGGGCCGGGCTGCCGTAGCTGCTGCGCGCCCCGGCGTCCACTGGACGGACACCACGGACCGGCGCCACGTAGCGGAAGTCGAAGAACACGTCGGGCGTGTTCGCCGGGGTGTAGCGGGTCGGGCCGAAATTGAAGTCGAGCAGGCCGGTCGGGATGTAGAGACTGGCACGCCTCTCCGACAGCGCATCGCGGAAGCGGTCGAACTCGGCCGAGCGCCGCCAGCCGGGTGGACGGCCGGCGTCCTTGGGCGACGGGCGCGGGTTGTAGATCAGCGACAGGCGCCGATCACGCGGGCGCAGCGTCCGATCCCAGCCTAGCTCTCTCTCCACGTCCAGCACCCGGGTGCTGTCCCAAGCGCTGCGGGCTGCCGCGTTGCGCTGCTCGGCGTGCTCCCAGCCACTCCCCCAGCCCGCATCACGCACCGGTACACCGGACCAGCCACTGGCGCAACGCCGTGCCAGTGGTCGGCCGGAGCCCCACAGCCCGCCGCTACGCGCATCGGCAAACACCAGGCGCTGCCAGCGCAGCGGGACGGCGCGCACGGAAAGCGGCGCCGCCCTCTGCCAGGGGGCGCCGAAACTCGCATTGATCATAGAGCCTCGACAGGAAAGGGCCCGTGGCTGAGCGGGCGGTAGTAACGCGTCGCCTGCAGACGGGCCGTGCCGACCTGGCGGCTGGGGTTGTCGCCCTCGATCGGCCACCACTCCGGCTCAGCCACCGGCAGCACCCCGGCCTCGGTCACCTCGTAGAGCCAGCCAGAGAAGATCGTCGGACGCACGCGCTGGCCCAGGCTGACGGCGAGACGCGGCTCGAACACCGCGCCCCAGTCATCCAGCCCCATCGCGTAAGTGGTCCCGCCGGCCGTCACCTCCAGAGCGATCTCGGCGCGCCCGGACTCGGCCGTCTGCCCCACGCCGGCCACCCGCCATTCGCCATCGAGCTTGCGCTCGATGACCACAACCTGGCGCGAGGCCGCACCGCCGTCGACCGTGACGACCGCTCGCACCTTCGCCGGGTCGGTCGGATCTCGACCGCCCGAGCCTTCGGTCAGGTCATAGGACAGCAGGCGCGTATCGGCATCGAGGACCGGCCAGCGAATGATCCCCAGGCGCGGGTCACCTTCGTCGGTGACCTGGATCACGAACTGTCCGCGCAGGCCCGATGCCTCGAAGCGCTGCACCGTCTCGCCCTCGTAGACCTGAAAGGTCGCCGTCATCGCGGTCGCGGTGACCACCGCCCCGCGATACAGCGTGGCGATCTTGCGCGCCGGAGTCTCCTCCCCTTCGCGGGTGACCTTCACGGCGAGGGTCTGGTAGATCGCCTGCCCGGCCCCCGACCAGGCGACTGCCACCGGCGGGCGAAGGGTCTTCGGCCCAATGCCGAACCGCTGCAGCCAGGTATCGGGCCGGATCTGGACCGGCGGCACCACCTGCAGCATCAGCGCGCTCATGCTGGCCACCACGCCGGATCCACAGACAGGAACCAGAGCCCCCAGCGGTCCATATGCACATGGTAGGTCTTGCCATCCATCTGGACTGCCTCCGCCACCGCCGTTGCGCCCAGGGACAACCCCAGCCGCTCCAGCAGATGTCCGTGGCGGTAATGGCCCAGGATCGGGTCGAAACACACACCCTTCAGGCGGCCGACGTAGTTCGCGCCATTCGTCACATAGGGCTGCTGCATCCGCCAATAGGGTGGGTTCTCTCCCTCCGTCCGGTCGTAGTAGGTGCTCTGATACTGCATCTGGTCCATCAGCGCTCCCACGCTGGGACCGCCACCCTGGATAATCTCTCCCGAGCGCTGGTCACGCAGCGAACTGAAGCCACTCCCGAAGGACCAGTTTCGGCTGTACCCCGTTGTGTTCTGGTAACCCTGGGCACCGCCGACGGCAATAAACCCCTGAACGCCGGAGGCGCCGCTGAAGCTCTCGTACTGCCCGACGTAGAGGCCGAGCTGGTACGCCTCGCTCGTGTTTTCGTAACCGGTGGATTGGAGGACGCAGAAGATGAACGTCTCGGCGTCCGCACAGATCTGCCAGTACGTCGCATGGTTCCAGTACATGTACCCCAGGTAGATGACATGAGCGTCATTGCTGGTGGGATTGGTGTCCGCCGACCAGGTACGTGACCGCGTATTGACGCCCTTTGGGAGCGGAGTGCTGATATCCAGCATGCCCTCATGCACATAGACTGCGATGTAGTCGTTGACGCTGCCGCTACCGGTTAAGTGCCTGTGGAACGTCACCTGCGCGCAGTTGGACGCCGGGGCCAGGGTGATGGCGGTGTCGAACTCGCTTACCACGGTCCACCCTGCCGGTGGCTTGTTGCCGTAGCCATCGACCAGCGCCGCGCGCAAGTAGCTCTTGAACTTCTGGAACGGCGTCACCGCCGACGGGAAGAGCGCCGGTGGTGCGCCGGCGTCCCGATAGCTGTACTGTCGAGCGGTCATCAGTCCGCGTCTCCTCTGATCTGCAGGTGGAATTCATCGTCCTCGACGGTGCCCTTGCCGCTGAGTACCGTCCGCACGATCCACATCGGCCCCAGGCACGAGTCGGTGTTGAAGCGCACCGCGTTGCCGGCCGCCCAGCCACTGCCCCAGCCTTCCTTGCGGATGGTGAAGTACGGCGTGTTCGTCTCCGGGTTAATCGGCGCCGTGTCGGTGGTGGTAGTGCCGTTGGCGATGACCCCCAGCTTCTCCTCCACCACGCTGAAACTGGTCGAGGAGTTGAACACCAGCGCCCACTTCGCATCGATCGCACCGCGGTTGGCGATCAGCGGCGGATAGGCGAGGCTGTTGTAGTTGGCGGTGGTCCCGTCGCCCTTGGGCTCGTCGGTCCAGTTCGGCGAGCCGATATCCCAGGTCCGCTGGGTGAACCAGTGGTGCAGCCGCGCCTGCAGGTCGCCCCAGCTCAGCGCACTGGACGCCAGCGTTTCGCCCGCCGGCAGATCCCAGGGCAGCGGCGAGGAGATTCCCAGCTCGCCGTTCACTTGGACCTCGGTGCAGAGGGTCATGTGCTCAACCCGGTCACGCACCACTAGCGGCAGGGTCAGCGGGTTGCCCTCGGCATCCTGCAGGACCAGCGGGTTGGCCCATGTCACCCGGCCGCGTTCCAGGTCGACGCTGTAGCCCGCCGAGGCCAGTTCCACCGCGTTGGCATCCACCACCTTGATCTCGGCCTGCTGGTCGCGGCCGAGCTGCAGCACGCCGCCAGCTTGAGGACTCGGCACCGTGGTCTCGGCGGTATGGGCAACCACCATCACGTCGCCCTCGCGGAACACTGGCACCCGCCCGTCCGCCGGCAGTCGCACCGGGTCCAGGCCCAGCAGGGTTGCGTCCAGCGGCAGCGAGGTGAAGACGACCGCGTTGTAGCGCAGCAGCAGCGGAATCACCGGGATATCGCTGGCCCCAGTGGTGTCCTCCAGATTGCTGGTGAAGCGCAGCCGGACGATGCCGGTCACGATATCGACGCTACCCTTGATCACCGCGCCATTGAGCTTACCGTTCGCGTCCGCCGTGGTGGTCACGATCTGCGCGGTATCCAGGCGAACCGCCGTCACCTGCAGGCTCGCAGAACGCAGCGGCGCCCCCGGCGTGCGGAAGGTCATGCTGGTGACGCTGAAGCCGGCGTTGGTGGTCAGGCAGGCCAGCAGCGTGACCGTCGGCGCCGCCCCCGAGCCATAGGTATTCAGCGTCGCGGTACGGCCGGCGTAGTCCACCGAGCCGACGGCGATGCCGGCGTTGGTGCTGCTGTTGATGTTCTTGTAGAGCACACCGGAGCGGTCGACGTAGACCTCGCCGGCCCAGGTGAACACCAGCGAGCCCGGCAGGATCGGCTCGGCCACACCAGGCAACAGGTCCAGGGTCACCGGAGCGACGGTCTGCGAATCGGTCTGCTCGCCGTACTCGACGCCGCGACTCTGCGCGCGCACGCTCAGCGTGCCGCCGAACCCCTCCAGCAACGTGGTATCGGTGGCCACCAGGCGCAGCTTCTTCATACCGAAGTTGTCGACCGTGTCGGTGTAGTAGGTGTACTCCTTGAACACGTAGTTGCCGGCCACCTTCAGGCTGAATTCGCCGGTCTCGTAGTTGATCGTCCCGGCGCGCCCGGCCCAGCCGCCGGCGGCGTCGTCGGTCACCGAGTTGTCCACGGTGATCTCCGATTCGAAGATCGGCAGCGCCCCGGTGCCCATGTCAGCACCGAGGGTCGGTGCCGCCTGGCGACGCTTGGTGATCCACGATAGGCGCACGCTGCCCGCCTTGAGCGGCGCCCCGGGGAGAGTGCCGATGCACATGCCGGTGCTGTCGGAGGTCACCGCCAGCGGGCTGTCGGTCACGCTGCCCTGCTGGTAGGTATGCACGATCCCACTCCCGGCATCCGGGGTGGCGCTCAATTCCATGCTGACCTTGCCGTCGGCATAGTTGATCTGGCCGCTGCCACCGGTACCGCTGAGCGAGCCGTTGCCGCTATCGAGCACGGTGCGCTCTACCCCGCCGACCTTGAACGTCGCCTTGTAGGAGCCGGGCAACAGCCCCTGGTGCGGCAACGTCCGGTTGATCCGCGCGCGCGCCTGCACGCTGGTGCCGGTGCGCTGGGTCAGCGCCGCATCGTTCTGCCCGACGTAGGCGTAGATCAGCGAACTCCCCACGTCCGGCAGCGCGCTCAGGGTGATGGATACCGAGCCGGTCGCGAAGTCCACCGTGCCGGTGCCTTCCCCGGCCAATTCGCCGTTGCCCTGGTCGCGGATCTCCTGCCATTTGCCCAGGGCGAGGAACGAGACCACCAGGGTGCCCGGCTGGGGCGGCGCTTCGGACAGCGACAGGGTGTAGACGAAGCCGCGGTTGCCCAGTTCGATAGGGATCTCCCCGGTCACCGCTTCGCCCGTCGCCGCCGCGGCAGGCTGGTAGGTGGCGCTCGCTGTCCCGCTCCAGCCGCTGCCGGAGGCCGCCATCTCGATTGCGCCGCTCTCGTAGTCGACGGTACCGCTGGCAATCCAGTTCGAACCGCTGATGTAGCGCAGGCCTCCCTTGCGGTCGTCGGCGAACACACCGCCGCCGGCGCTCAGCGACAGCGAACCCGGCGCGCAGCCGGTGCCGAGGAACGTCCGCGACCTGCCGCTGCCTATGTTCGCGACATTCAGGTTGACCGTCCGCGCCGGCCCGGCCGCAGCGAACAGGCGCCGCTGGTAGCCGGCCAGTTGGTCGACCAGCGCGTTCTCCCGGGTGGTGCTGGGCACCAGCTGGGAATAGACCGACTTGACCCGCAGGCTCAGCGCGCCGCGGCTGACAGCCTCGGCCAGAGGGCTGATGCCGTAGTACCGCGCGGCATCGGCGACCTGGGTGCTGAGCACCTGGCTTTTCGGGCTGGTGGTACCGCCTGGAGTCACCTGGCCGCCGGGGAAGGTCGCGCCCAGTGGCGCGCTGATCGACAGGTCCAGCCGGCGCCGGGTGAAGTTCACGAAGTTGCCGTTGCCGTAGTCGTGGGCGAACTGTTCCAGCCGCGCCTCGACGTCGGTGATGCGGACATACTGCGAGCGCGACTCGAACACCAACTGATAGACCTCGCCAATCTCGGGCAGCCGCTGTTCTTCGCGCTGCACGCAAGCGATGGCGCGCTGGCCCTGCAACTGGTTGCCCAGCAGTTCGAACGAGGCAGACACGGCCGGCACCACGAAGGACTCGATGGCGTTGCGCGCGTCGCGGCGCTCATCGGTCTGGCTGCCGGTGTTGAACAGCAGCACCGAGACACGCGGATCGGCCGGCGCCCGCGTGACGATGGCATGAGCGCCCAGGTACGGCTCGGCGCTGTTCGAGCTGATGCCGGCGAAGGCCTTGCGCAGGTTGATCCGGCCGATGGTCCGGTCCAGGCGCGAGATATCGGGAAACAGGTTGTTGATCTCGCGATCCACCACGGCCTGCCCGGTGGCACGGCCGCCGCCGTCGTCCTCATCGGTGAGGCGCTGGGATTTCAGCAGCTTTACATCATCGACGGTGATCGTCATGGAACACTCCAGCCAGAAAAGAAAACCCCGCCGAGGCGGGGTGTGGGATCAAGGGTCGGGGGTGGGCGGTGCCGAGGGCGGCGCTACGGTGAGCAGTCGCAAAGTCACCAGGTAGTCGGCGTCCGGACCGGGGTTGACCTCGCGGAACAGCGGTTCGGCTTCCAGCGGCGCCCCGTCGGCGCGGTTGAAGATCACCGAGAATTCGCGGCCGTCTGGCAGCACTAGCGGCATGACCCGCAGGCGCTGGTCGCGCAGCACCTCCAACTGCCGCACGACCCACAGCGGCGTCCATACCCCTCCCCCGGAACGCAGTGTGATCGGGCGTCCATGCAGCTTGGTGCCTTCCTGCACCAACAGCGCGCCGGTCAGGGAGCGTTCCTGCTCTTGTGCCACCGCATCCCAGGTGAACTCGTCCACCCACTCGAACTGGTCGCCCAGTTCCACCGCATCGAGCCTCATCGGCCGGTCCTCATGCTGGCCTGCTCGAGCACGCCGAGCAGGTTGGTTTCGTCCTGTTCGCTGGCCACCGCCACGTCAACGGCTCCCCGCGGCGTCTCGAAACGAACGACCCGGGGCGGAGGACTCGACACCGGCGACGAGGCAGGCGGCGCCGCCGCGGCCTTGGCGGCGCTCTGCTCGTCCACCCGCTTCTGCTGCTCCTCTCGCTGCCGCTTGGCATCCGTCTCGGCCTGGATCTGCTGCAGGGTGGCCAGCGCCGTCATCAGGTTCTGCACCGCGTTCATGTCGCCGCTGCCCTGGGCCTCGGCCAGTTGCTGCTGCAACTCGGCGCGGCGGCTGTTGAACCGGCTGCGATCCACGGCTTCCTGCTCGCCGCGCAGCCCCGCCAGTTCCTCGCGCAGGCTGACCAGCGTCGACTTCGAGCCTTCCTTGAGCTGCTGGATCTTCTGATTGGCCGCCTCGATTGCGCTCTCCAGTTGCCGCATGTCCGAATCGTTCAGCAGGCTGAGGCCATTTCGAGCGCCCTTGGCCGCCGACACGAAGTCGCCCAGCTTCATGGTCCCGCGCTCGTAGTCGTCCATCAGGCTCTGCAAGCTGCGCTTCTGCTCCAGGTACGCAGCCTGGATCTCCAGGCTGGCCCGCTGGGTATCCATCGCCCAGCGCCCGAAACCGCTCATGCCCACGCCCGACTCGGCCTTGATCCGGGCCAGTTGCTCACTGACCTTGGCCAGGGAGCGCGAAGTGGCGTCCAGGCTGCTGGTGTCGATGCTGAGATCGACGGTGGAGATCCCACGCATCGCATCGAAGGCGTTCAGCGCTTCCTGGCTCAACTGCGCCACGCCCTGCCGCGCGGTGCTCAACACCCCACCGAAGAACCCTTCGAAGGCGCCCATGTCGTCCTTCGTCGACGCTACTCCCTTGCGGGTCGCCTCCATCGATTCGCCGATGGCCTTGCGCTGGTCCGAGAGCGATTTGGCCGCCTTGTCCGAGGACTCCGCGACCGCCTGCATACCCTTGGCGCCCTCCTCGCCTGCCGCCTTCAGTTCCTTGACCTTGGCGGACAGCTTGGTCTGTTCCTGGTTGAACTCCCGCGCGCTGATCGTGCCGTCGTTGTACAGCCGGCCGAGCGCCGTCCGGATGTTCTGGATATCGACCGTGGTCTTCGCGCTGCTGATCGCGTCTTGGACCTGCTTCAGGTTCTCCAGGCCGGTGCTGAGGTCAGACACCCCCAGGGCGGCGCCGCTGGCGGTCGACTTCAGTTCGGTCAGCTTCGCGTTGAGGACACCGGCGCCGTTCGCATACTCCTGCTGGCTCAGCGTGCCGGCCTGGTAGGCCTTGAGCATTTCCCCCTGCAGGGCGGTCAGTTGCTCGGTGGTCTTGGCCGCGCTGATCTGGTCCAGGGCATTCTGCAGGCTGGTCACCGCCTGCACCGACTCGGCGGCCGCGTTCTTCGCACCCGCCTTCAGGTCGGTGAAGGTGTCGGTGATCGCCTGGCTCTGCTGCTGTGCGGCGGAGGCGATGGCCGTGGTGCTGGTGTCCCAGGCATCCGCGATATCCTGCGCGTCCTGCTGGATCTGCTGGCGAAACCCCTCGCTCATGCTGCTGAGCAGGTCGTGGACGCCGGCGACGGAACTGCGGATGCGCTCTCCACCCAGCGCCGCCGGTATCTTCTCCGCCACCTTCTCGATGCCGGCGACCATCAGCGACAGGGTGCCGGTCCAGGCCAGAGCGATAGCGCTGATGCCCGAGGTGACACCGTTGAACAACGTCCGGAACGGCGCGATGAACAGTTGCACCCGCGAGGCCATGTCGTCCAGCTGGGTGCTGAAGCTGCTAAGCCAGGCCGAGGTCTTGTCGATCAGGGTGCCGAAATCGACGTCGGCCAGGCGCTTGATGAAACGCTCGACCCATTCCGAGCCCTGGACGAAGGCATCCGACAACCCCTTGGCCAGCGTGTCGAGGCGCCCGTCCTGGTCCATCTGCGCGATGGTATCGCCCAGTTCCTTCAGCTTGTTCTTGACGTGGTCCAGCGCGCCGGCGTTGGCAATGCGGTTGAGAAAGTCGGCCGCAGTGTCGCCGAGGTTGCTGACCAGACCGGTCAGGGTGCTCATGGCCTTCGCAGCGGCCCCTTCGGAGCTGCGCCCCATTTCGTCGACCAGCGCCTTGATGACGTCCCGGCCAAGCTTGCCCTTGCTCGCCAGATCCTGCAGCTGCGCGGCATTCTTGCCTGTGACCTTGGCCAGCATGTCCCACACCGGCACGCCACGCTCGACCAGTTGCAGGATCTCCTCGGTCTGCAGCTTCTGCTTCGCCCAGGCCTGGCCGACTGCCGTCGTGATGCCCTCCAGGCGCTCCATGCCGCCACCCAGCTTCTCCGACTGGTCCTCGATCGCTTTCAGCGACCCGTCCATCGGGTCCAGGCCGTAGGCCTTCAGCAGCGCGAAGGCGTCGGTGACGTCGCCCAACTGAAGCGGCGTGTCCTTGGCAAAGGTCTTGATCCAGGCGGTTGCCCGCTCCCCCTCGGCAACCGAGCCCATCAGCGACGTAAGCCGGTTCTGCAGGTTCTCGAACTGGTCGCCGGTGGTCAGCATCGAGACGATGCCATCACGCACCAGGCCGATTCCTCTGCGCACCAGGTTCAGCGCCGCCTGGATGCCGACGAAGGCTGCGGCGTAAGCGGCTGCCTGGCGAACGCCGGACGACATGGCCTCGCGCAGCGCCGTCACGCGCGAGGTGTGGCCAGCCGCCTCCCGCGCCGCTCGCATCTGCGCACGTTCCAGCTCGCGGATCTCGCGGCTGTTCTGCGCGATGCTCTCGCGGGTGTTGTCGACCACCGACGCCAGCCGCCGCTCCTCGTTGGCAAGCTGGCCGGTATCCACGCCCGCCGCCCGCGCCGCACGTTGCTGCTCAGCGTGCCGAGCGGTCAGTTGGTCAAGGGTCCGACGCAGACCCGCTGCGTCCCGCTCCGCGATCTGCAGGGACACGGCCAGGCCCCGGCTCCCGGGGTTGCGGTCCAACGCCTCGCGCAGGTCCGCAATGGTACGGTCCACCCGCTGCACCGACGTCTGCGTCTGCGCAATGGCGCGCTCGGTAGTTCCGAGCGTGGTCACCAGACCGCGGGCACCCTTCGCATCGTCCAACTGCCGGTTCAGGTTCGCCGCCGTGGTGCGCAGCCCTTCCAGCGTCTCGGTCGACTGCTGGGCGGCGGGCGACAGTTCGTCCCGGCCGCGAAGAACGAACTGGATCAGGCGCTGCATTGGGCTCGCCATAAGAATCTCCGGACAATAAAAAACCCGCCATATGGCGGGTTAAGATCAGAACTGGCTATTACTAGCTAACTCTCTTGAGCCACAAAAAATTACGCCCCACTAAAAGTCTCTGAATGATACAACCTCGTCCCAACAGAGAAACCAAGAACTTACTTACAAACCATTTAAAAGAGCCTCCAGCATGGAAATACTGGAGGCTCTATAAAGGCTAATTTTTTAGAAGTCAGCCTTCGCGAACGAGAGTCGCTGCGGGATCCATTGCTGAGCCTGCGAACCGTTGAACTCGTAGAGCCAGATCGGGTTGCCGTCTTTAGTTACACGATTCTGGTTGTCGATACAGAGCCCCGGTTCGGGGACGCTCAAGATGTAGAGCGGTTTCGTCACCATATCGAAGCGTTGGCTCTTCGAACTCGAATTCACGACAGCCAGCGTCAGGATATTCTGTGGCGAAACCTTCCCACCCTGCGGGTCAATCGCCAACTGGCCGCCGCTTGAGTTCAGGGTGATCACCCCTGTGTCCTGATCGACATCCCAAAGGATGAAGCGATATGGCGTGCCTTGCGCTTTCCGCAGTACGACTTTGGCGCCGGACTGCTCATCGGAAACACCCAGCACATAATCCTTATCTTGTGCATATTGGAACAGATAAGTACCCATTGCGATGCTCCTTGCATAGCGAATAGTTATTAGCCCTACACTCGACAGGCAGGACCACCGAGCCGTTTCCAGGCTCGCAGAACTAAACCTAGCCAAATATAAATAAGACACCCCTACCAGAAATATGGGGATTAACACCAAATAACAGCAACACTTGGCCGACCTATTTGTATTCGCAATATTGGAGAGATTTTATATTACCTCTCTAAAAGTAACTTTTTATTTCCATACTTATCCTGCCAGATCCATCTGGCAGAACTTGGAAATGTCGGTCGCGGTCACGCGCGAATCTGCGAGCAGTTCCGCCGGGCCGGTGAGCTTGGCGTACTCCTGGCCCAGCACCGCCAGTTCCTGCAGGAGGCCGAACTTGACGCGGCGAGGACGCAGCGCGAACGGCTCGCCCGACTGCGCGTCGTTCAGGCCAGCGATGAACAGCTCCAGCTCCTTCTGCGAGCCGTTGAGCATATGCACCGCCCGGCTCGGGCGCGGCGTGTAGCTTACCTTGATGCCGGTTGCATCGATCTTGCCGCCGCTCAGCACCTGAATGCCGTGGGGTACCAGCAGGTAGTCGGTGCCCGGGGCCACCTCGACGTCCCCCGCGGTCTTCACCGTCACGGGCTTGGTCAAGTCCGGCAGGTACTTGAACGGGATCAACTCCAGCGCAACCCCCTGAGAGGTATGCGCCTCGTCGGTGATCGCGGCGGTAGGCGCCACCTGGATGGTGGAGCGCGTCACCAGGGCGACATTCTCGGCGGTCAGGTCGAACATTCCGATGGAGGACGTCACGTCGGTGACGCGCTCGCGGACGTTGCTGTTGCCGCCGCCTCCCATGTAGTTGGGCAGCGTCTTGCGGTCGGTGGCGAAGCTGATGTTGAAGGTGTCGCAGTTGCCGAGCGGCAGGAACGGTTCCTGCGATCCGTACAGGCGGGCATGGATGATGCCCTCGCCGATGAACGAGCGGTCGATGGTCTGGAGCATGGGGCTCTCCTGATGGGTTCGGGTGGGTTACTTCTGGTCGCCGCCGGCCGGCTCGGCGGTGGCTGCCGGAATCGGCGCCTTGGCCTTGGCCTCGGTGGCGTAGCCCTTGCCCAGGGCATGGGCAGCTACGGCGGCGGTAACGCTGATGGCGCCCTTCGACGCCGGGTAGTGGGTCGCGTCGAGCCTTTCGCGGTAGTTGAACGGCCTGGTAACGATGATCTCGGGCATGGAGCCCTCCGGAAATGAAGAGGCCGCCCGAAGGCGGCCTGGTGGATGGGTTACAACTGCTGCGAGTAGCTGACCTGCAGAGGGATGGCTCGATAGGCCCAGCGCCGGCCGGGCTCGGGCAGGCGCACAGCGGATGCCGGAAAATCGACACGCACCAGGCCGGGCACCGTCAGCCCGGCCTTGTGGCCCTTGAGCACCCGCTTGATCGCCAGGCGCGCCTCGCGCAACGCCTGGGCGGCGTCCCTGCCGCGCGCCATCGGGACGATGTTCACGGTCCACTCCTCCACGACACTGCCCGGCGACCGGTCACGTTCCACGGTGTCCCCTTCCTGCAGGATGATCAGCCGTTCGGGCTCGTCGCTGTCCTCGGCGTCGAGCACCCCGGCCACCCAGTCCTCACGGACGGCGTCGCCGAACGCCGGTACCGCGGCCAGCAGGTCCAGCAGTTGGCCGATGACCGCAGTCTGTACATCGATCACGTCGCTCATTCGGGCACCACGTAGAAAGTGATCCAGTCGCCGTCGTCGGCATGGATGCCGTCGATGCGCCAGACCTGGCCATCGGAATCGAGGAACGCCCCCTTGCGATCAAGGGGCTGCAAGAACGCCTTGCGGCACGCAATGGTGCGATACCGATCCAAGGCGCCGGCTTCCATGCGTTCCACACCTTCCTCGACGATCACCGCAGCATTGCCGACCTGCCGGCCAGAGCGGTCCAGGTAGCCAAACTCACCATCGCCGAGGACGTCGGCGATGATCTCGTCCATGTCGGCGACCAATTGGACAAAGCCAGCCACTACTTCACCAACTTGATGACTGCGCGAGGGCGGGTGCAAATATGCAGAGGGTTCGACTGCGCTTCGCCAGCCACGCCCTTGTTGAACGGCATGACCTCCTGCTTGGCGTAATACGGCAGGCCCAGGGTGTTGACGGTCTCCATGTAGTTGGCCGGCGCGAAGATGCTCAGGAACAGCTCCGGCACTCCGATAGGCACAAGCCGTGCCTCATCATCTGGGATGAAGGAGCGACCGCCCACCTTGCCGCGGTAGCGCTCCCAGATCACGCCGCCAAACTCGAACTCCTCGCGTGCATCACCGCGCAGTTGGGAGGCCTGCATGGTGTTGAGGTAGGTCTCCTCCACCGACTTGTGGGTGATCAGCGCATTCCAGAAGTTCTTCCCACAAAGCGCGCGCGAGCCGCTGCTGGGGATGTTGCCCAGGGCATCCTCCTGCGCGTCCAGTGCTTCGCCGGCCTTCAGGCGTACCTTGGTGGTCGCGCTACCTAGCTCCATCTGAACGACCTGAGCACTGATACCGAAGCGGTCGTAGAGGTCGAGCAATACAGTGCTGCCGTCGGCATCGAGGATGGTACCGAGCACCGCGCCCATCCGCTGGTGCTCGTGAGTGGCGTCGAGCTGGCGACGCATCTTGCCCAGGCGCTTGTTCACCACGTCCTGCACAGCCTGCAATTCGGTTTGCTCGCCAAAGGCGCGAATGCCTTGGATCTCGTCGGCCAGGATGGTGAAGGTCTGTGGCAAGTGCACATTGTTGAACGGAATCAGCACGCGCTTGCTGCCAGTGACCACCAGGCCCGGCGCGCCGCGATCGGCGGCCGGCACCAAGTGTAGGGTGTCTCCGTCCTTCTCGATCTGCTGGGTGATGGTGGTGCTGCCCTCTTCCTCGAAGAGTCCCAGAGCCGCCAGACGGCCAGGCACCTCGGGGGCTTCGTTGATCGCAGCGGTGAGGGACGAGACGCTGAACGCCTCGTCTTCGAAGACGTTGATGTCAGCCATTGTTTACTCCATAGAAAATGAAAAGCCCCGCGGGTGCGGGGCTTCGGGAGGACGCAAAGGGGCCGGTCAGTACGGCGTACCGGTGCGGACAATGAGGTTGCGGGCCTTGAGGTCGCCACGGGCAGCGTCGTTCAAACCCGTCAGCGCCACATCGATCACCTCGGCCAGACGAGCAATCACGGTCACCGCCTGAGGATCGGGCGAGGCCGGCTTGGGCGCATACAGGATCGCCACCGCCACCTCGGTGCCATCTGTGGCCGCATCGTCGTAGGGCGCGTATTGGCCCGACGCCGTGACGATACCCAGCACCTGGCCGGCTGGCAGGGCCTTCGCGGTAGCGGCCAGGGTCACCTGTTCGCGGGAAATGGAACCGGCCCCCTCCGAGAGGAGGAACTCACCGGCGTGAAAGCCTTCGGTTTTGGTCATCATGCTTCTCCTTTCGAAGCCTTGGGTTTAGCGGTTTGGGCAGCCCGACGCGCGGCGTACACCTTCGACGGCGTCGCAGCCCTGGCCTTGCTGGGGGGCGTCGGATCATCCTCGAGCGGCGGGGTATTGATGATTTCGCCGAAGCCGTTGCCAGCCAGCTTGTCGAACAGCCTGGCGCGTACGGCGTCTGGTTCGAGGCCAGCTTTCACATAGTCGGCGGCAAGTTCCGGCAGGCGCGCACTGACGCACAGATCGCGGACCGCCTTGGCCCGGGTGACCGCTGCATCAATGCTCGCCTCGTCTTTCAGGTTTCCTGCCAAGGTCAGAGCCTCCACGAGGTTACGGATACCGGCCTCCGAGCAGCTACGGATAATCCGTGCTGCCAGGGCGGCGGCAGTGGGCTGGGTTACAGGGGGTTCGGGATCAGGTTCAAGAACAGGGTCCTCTGTCGGTGCAGGTGTATCGCTCAGCGGCGGCTTATCGAGTTGAGCAAGCAGCGTCTGGGGAGTATTGCGGTATTTGCGCAACGCACCGCCATCGCCCACCACCGCCTTCACAGCCACCCCGTCCAGCACCTCGTCGCAGAAACCAAGCGTCGTGGCTTCACTCGCCGTCAGCCAAGTCTCGTCCTTGATCATCTGCCGGAGCTCACCATCGTCGATCTCGGGCGCCTTGCGCTTGTAGGAGGCGACGATGGCTTCCAGCGTCTGGTCCAGCACCTCGGCCACCTTGCGCAGATCGTCGGCATCGCCGCCGGCCCAGGTCCAGGGGTTGTGGATCATCAGCATGGAATTGGAAGCCATCTCCAACCGATGCGCGCCGCAGGCCGCCACGCTTGCCGCACTCGCCGCCAGTGCATCGATGCGGGCGGTACAGCGCTCGCCCAGGCGGTTGAGCACGTTGTGGATCGCCAGTCCGTCGAATAGGTCGCCACCAATGGAGTTGAAAGCCACCAGCACTGGCGAAGAACCATCGTCGACGGCCTTCAGGTCCTGGATAAACTGGTTGGCCGTGATCCCCCAAGTACCAATCTCACCGTAGATGTAGACCTCGATGGCCTGGTCCGGCTCACCCTCGGCTGCAGCCTTAATGCGGTACCAGGTCTCGTCCTGGGGCGCCGGTACATCCGGGATCTTGTTGAAAATGTGCAGGCCGAGTGCAAGCGCCTGCGCACGAAGCGCTGATTGTTCGGTCATGGTGTTTCCTCATCGGCGGGATCCGGCGACCCCGGAGCCGTTGTGTAGTTGAGACCAAGCACGTGGGCACGTGTCTGGTCTGCCGCGTTTTCTTCGTCGATGGTTTCCGCGTCATAGCCCTTGCGCAGCACTACCTCGCTACGCGAGGCCAACCCCGCCTGGATCTCTAGAACCTTGCCCTGCACGTCCTGCACTGGGTGGATGTAGTCCCACCCCTGGGGCACCCAGCGAGTGCGCAAATACTCGCGCCGTCGGCGTGCGTAGTCGGGTAGATCCAAGGCACCGGATAAGTACGCCATGTCCATCCACGCCGCCCTCACCGGTCGACAAAGCTGGTGGATGTAGACGCTGAACTGAAGCTGTTCCAGGCGCCGGCGAAACTCGTTGAGCACTACCCTGATCACCCGGTCATTTACGTTCCTCAGATCGCCGGTGAACAGCTCGTAGGGCACTCCAGTTCCCATCGCCGCAGCCTGGAGTTGCTGCCGCATGAAGTCCGGATAGTTGTTACCAGCCTCCGGCGGCTTGGAGAACTCCACTTGCTCGCCTGGCAACAACTCCTGCATGGTGCCCGGCTCCAATCCCACCATCGGCGTGAAGCCGTCACCGTCCATACGCACCGGTCCACCGTTGATGGGATCGATGGGAGGCAAGTCGCCTGGGCTCGGCCGAGTAATGAATCCGGCGAACAGATTGGCTACCTCCTGGCGGAACAGCACCGCATCGTCGAAGTTGTCCAACGAGCGCAGCCGCAGTAGAACCCGAGACAGTCGGGGAACCCCCCGCAACTGTCCTGCCTCCAACGGCTCGAAGACGTGTAGTACCTCGCTGGCCGGCACCCGCACCAGTTGGTTGTAGCCCGCCGCCATCACTGCGCTGTCGCCGGGGTGACGCCGATACATCCAGTACGCCACCCGCTTGCCCAGGGCGTTGAACTCAATGCCGGCCCGGATCAAATTACCGTTGCGTGCCACCTCGTTCTTCTCGACCGGAACGAACTCGGCAGGCAGCAATTGCAACTGCAACGGCACAGCTAGGTCGTCCTCCGGCCGCCTCGGGCGCAGACGAATAAAGCACTCGCCGCTCTCCTCGACCATTCGCGCCGCCAGTGCCTGCTGTCCATAGAAGTCGGTCCGCTCGTCGGCATCCGACTCGTCGGTCCAGTCCAGCCAGAGCTCCAGCAACAACCGCCGCAGCGCCTTGTCCTGAATCGTCGGCATTGGCACGATGCCGGAACCAATGAGGTTGCTCACCCGTGTGTCGATCGCACCACCCGCGTAGGGGTCGTTGCGCGTCGCAGCTCGGGAGCGCTTGCGTAGCAGTGGCAGTGCAGGGAGCGACAAGGTATTGATCGAGCCCGGCGGCGCATCCCAGTTCTGCGCGCGGCGGCCTGTTCCGGCACCGTCATAGCTGTTCTTAATCCGGTCTGGAAGCATGAAGCCCGCCCGGGTCAGATGAGGATACCTGGCCATCACACCCCCTTCCCGGCAGGGTACAGCCGACACACCCGGGAGCGCCGACCACTGAGCGCCGACTCCTGTCCCGCATCTGCCACGTACTGGCTTTCCAGCATCCGCAGACTCGCCAACTGCGCGCGCTCAAGCTTGCGACCATCCTTGGTGATGGTCTGCCCCTTGGTGAGAATGTCATGGATGGCCGCGCGCACATCCGCCAACCGTTGCTGCGCTTCGGTCATATCCGCCTCGCGTGGTTATCGACGTTGTTTCAGATAGCCGCTGCCGGAGCTGCGGCGTTTGGTGGTCGGGACCGATGGTGCAGTGGAAGTGGTGGGCGGCGTATCGAGGACCAGGCCGAAGCGCTGCTGGGCGACTCGCAGCATTGCCAGAGCGCCGACGGCGCAGTCCAGTGCCTCGTTCCGGCGCCCCTTCGCGTCCCAGCGATACACGCGCTGGCCCTTCTCGATCTTCATCACCTTGGTTTCGGCAGTGAGCTGCTTCAGTTCGCTCTCGTCGCAGATCGCGTCGCTGGCTGGCAGATGCATCACGCCGGGGAGAACCTTGCCTGGCTCGGGCTGAAGCTTCAGACGGCTGTAGATCAGCTCCTTGGCGTTGTCCGTACCGATCATCGTCAGGTAGACGCCAGCCTTGTTCTTGTTGTTGGGGAACATTGCAATGGGCTTGCCGTAGACGTTGTGCCCCTTGGTCGGGATGACCCACAACAGGCCGTGCTTCTTGCTCTCCTCGTACACCTCGTCGGTGTAGTGACCGCCGGAGTCCCATCCCCAGAGCGCAACGCGCATGCTCACACCGTCTTCGCGCTGGTACTGCTGGTGGAGCTTGAGCCCTACCTTCCGGCGCAACTCGGCGCTAGCCGGGTCGCCCTGCAGAATCCAGCGGTCGACCAACCAACCTTCCTCGCCCGCGGCCCAGGCCCAGATACGCGCCTCGTAGCGGTCGTCCTGGGTGTCGATGAAGCCCGTCAGAGCGGCTACGCGCGCGGGCAGGTGCTGCCAGATTTCGCGCCGACCATAGAGGTTCTCCCACTCTAGCTTTTCGCCCTGGTCACCCTCCCAGGTTTCGCCCAAGGTGGTGTTGACGAAGGTGATCAGCTTTTCGCGGTCGCCCTTCACGTTCAGCCAGTCGCCGACCATGTCGAGCCAGGTGGTGAAGACGCTGTACGCGGTCCAGATGTGGAAAGTGACAGAGCGAGGCGTACGGGCTGGCTCGCCGTCGGCCTTGAACCAGTCCATGGAATCGTGCGTCCAGAGGCCGGTCCGCTCACAAATCCAGCGGCCATCGTTCGCAGCCTCTACCGCCTCGTGATACTCGATCACGCAGCCGTTGTGCTCGCAGGTGTACCAGGCCTTCTCCGCCTCACCCAGCGCGTTGGTCTCGTATTTGATGCCGAACGAGCAGTCCTTGCCGCCCCACTTCAGGAACTGTTCTCCGTGGCAATGCGGGCAGCGGATGTGAAAGCGCATGAAATGCGGCGACTCTTCAGCAGCCTTTGTGATCTGGCACTCGCCCACCGTCCCCGGTGTGGAACCGCGGATCGACTTCTTGAAGGTGGCCCCCTCCAGGCGCTTGTCGCCGAGAAAGGTTGGCGAGCCCTCGCCCTCAATGTCGGCGTCGAATTTCGACAGCTCGTCGTAGATGACCTCGTCGGGCGACTTCTCGCGGTAGTTTCGCGCGGCCTTACCGCCCAGGCACCAGAGCATCTTCTGGTGGCTGAACTTCTTCGCGGCGAGGGTGTTGTCCCGGTGCTTCTTCCCATACCACGGCGCGAGGGCGAGTAAGACCGGAACATCGCGGATGAACGACTCAACGTGCCGCTTCATCAGCTCTTCGGCGTCAGGGTCCGTCGGGCAGTAGCTCAGCACGTTGCGCTTTTTGTGCTGGAGCTTGTAGCCGATGTTCGCCATCAGCATCTTGGTGTAGCCGACCCGTGCAGACTTGATCAGGTTCACCACGCGGATCAGGTCGTTGCCCATCGCGTTCAGGATTCCAACCTGGAACGCTGCGGTTTCCCACTTTCCTTCCTGGTAAGAGGACTCGGACGACAAATAGAAATGCTTGTCCGCCCACTCCACCGCAGTCAGCGGTGGTTCGCGGAATAGGGACTCAAGGCCGAGGCGAACTTGCTTCTGCAGGTCATTCAGCCAAGGACTCGACATATTCATCCAGCATACCCGGGAGTAGATCGCCCAACTCGGAAGCGCGGTTGCGCGCCAGAGCGATCTCTCGCTGCAGCGCCTCGACGTGTCGCACGTCGAGGTCCGGGTGCTTGCGGCGCAACTTCAAGGGCACCGTGTCGAGAATTGAACCAATCTGGGCAGCGATCTTGCCCAGGGCGAAGACCGCAAACTCGGTAGGCACCAGATGCTTGTCGGCGACCAGGTTCTTCTTCTCCTGGGCGTCGGCCTGGGCCGAAGTGAGGCGCAGACGCTCCTGCGTCAGCTTATGTTCTGCCAGCGGGTCGATGCCTTCCGGAACATCACCGTCTGGTTGGTGTTTCCGCTCCGCGAAGTCGAGGCGGTTTTCCAGTACCGAGCGGACGTCATAGAAGGCCTCTCGGCCAATCCTTGCAACCGGCTCGACGCCCCATTTATCAAAGGCTTGCGTGCTTATACCGAGGCTCGTCGCCATCCGGCTTTTGTTGAGCCAGTGAGGCTGCCGAGTGATATCTGGTTTGCTCATAACAACACAACAACCAACCTCAGAATTTGGGCCATACATAGTGGAAAAGCGGGGTTCGAATTACCCTCTCCAAGGGCCACGCTTCAGGGGCCCCCGGTGCTTTACGAGTAGCACGTCACTGCCCCGCTTTTCGCGACACCCCACCTGCAAGTGGCCACCGCCGGCCCGGGTTGAACTAACCCCGCTCCGCCCGGCCAAGCCACCCGCCAACGGTTCAGCGCAACGCTTTCGCCAGGGCCCGCTCGATGTTCGCCTCTAGGCGCGCGTCGTCCTCGGCAACACGCCGAACGACTTCGTGAAATTGGAAGCGCACGCGGTACTGAGGCTGGCGGACGAAGGCGAGGACCATGGTCAACGTCCGTCCACGGCGCTCGGCGATGCCAATCGGTCGGCGGCCACGGTGCATCACGAAGTACGCGAGTTGGTGTCCCCTCGCCAAGGAACGCGCCGACTGGGTGGCGTTTCCTTTGAACCCCGCTCGGTATTCCAGGGCGCCCAGGCCGGAAAGGATCTGGATCATCTGGCCGCGGCTCATGTTGCCGTACTGGTCCAGCCGGGCGCCCTCCGCTGGAACCACGAACATGCCCGCCGGCAGGATGCCCCGGGCCCGGAGGTTCCGCTCCGACGCCTTGTCCACCCTCGGCCCTCCGAAGACCTGGGGAGCTACCCAGTCCTCCGGCGACTGCCCCTTCGAGGCATGGTCCTTTTCGTCCTTCACCCACAAGGCCGCCTCAAGCCGGCGTGAGGTGGCATGCAGGATGCGGATGGCGTTACGGGTGAACGGTGTCGGCCGGTCGAAGACCTGGTCGATTTCCCCGACCAGGGCCTGATTCGCCTGGTTCGCGGTGTGGTTCAAGGCGTCGGCCAACACTTTGTTCGGCAGGTCGCCACCGAGGCCCCGTAGAGACGCCACCGCATCATCGAGGTCTCGGGCGGAGATACTGCCTCTCATCGCTCATCCACTCGCTGACGCTCCATGCAGTCCAGGACTTGGACCGCGCACGCTGTCAACGCAGCCTCAACAGCATCGATCGCCGCGGTTGCATCTTCACCGTTCGCTAGCGGCGGACGGCCGGGGAGCCGACACGGCGTCAGCGGGCACTTGGCCTGCTGCGCGGTAGGCGCTGGGATCAGTGGTTTCGGGGCGGGCGTACATCCGGCCAAGGCCAGCAGGGATGCCAGCACGCAGCCAGTTGCGAACAGCCTGGTCATTCTCTTTCAACTCCCGTAACGCCGCAGCATGGCGCGCGCCCTGGACCTCCAGGGCTTGGCCAAGCTGGCGGGTTTGCCGTTCGATCTCGGCGACGCGGCCGAGTTGGCGTTGCTGTTCAGCGAGGACGCCCGCCTGCAGGTCAATCAGTTGCTGGTTGCGGTCACGCTCCTGCGCCGCGACGTCAGCACGTTCCCGCTCTGCGGTCACTTGCAGGCTCAGGCGGTCCATCCGCCACATCATCCCCATCGCAACGAGCGCGACGATCAACCATGGAACCCACCTCATCACACACCCGCCAGCGCTGCGCGCGCCCATTCGAGACGCGCCACTCGATCCTCAGCACCGTTGTAGCCGCCGTTGATCTTCAGAGTGATCCGCTCGAATCGGCCTTGGTCAGCCAGGTCGTTTAAACCCCGCGACTTCCACCACCACCCCGCGGCGATTGCTGCCCAGGTCCGTTGCTCCAGCAGTTCCGGTTGCGCTACCAGTGGCAGCGCCAGGGCACGTGCAGCTTCGGTGTAGTTGTCGCGGCCGGTGATCATGATCAGGCCGCGGCCACGGTATCGATACCCATCGCCCGTATCCGGCGACCCGTTGCCCATCCGGTTTGCGTAGACGCGGTTCGCGATGTGCTCGGGCTGGCGGGCGTACTGCTTCGCCTCTGCCGGCGTGAACCGCTTCGGCCAGGTCGCGAGCAGGCCCTCGGCGGAGTAATTCAGGTTCTCGACCACGCGCTTGAGGCTCTGGCATTCGTGCCCGACTTGGGCCAGGAACATCGCCACCCGCTCAGCCGTGTTGATCTCAAACCGAGCCATGGAGCCGTTGATGTGGTCGACCCAGAGGCCGGCAGTAGAAGCACCGCAGCCGGTAGCGCGGTCGAGTTGATCTGCGGTGATCTTCATTCGCCAGCCCCCCGACGCGGAAACTTCCAGTCGGCGATCCGATCAGCGAACTCGGCGATCTTCTTCACCCCTAGGAAGCCGGTGAACACCCCAGCAGCGGTAGCCATGTTCTGTGGCAGGCCGAACCACTCAAGGACCGGAATCAGGCCCAAGGTAATCAAGGTGCAGAGCGTTGCCTCGAGCAGCGCCTGGCGCCGTGTTCCACCGCCGTAGATCACCCGGGTCAGCGCGACCACAAAGGACAGGCCGGCGGCGTACATCTGCGGATAGTGCGCAGACAGCCACGCAAGCAGCGCAGCCCACGTGATGGGGTCTTTGTCGGGCATTTTCATGGTCTCGGATCCCCTCGGCGGGGCGGAAATGAAAAACCCCGCGTGAGGCGGGGTCTGTGAGTAGGTGCGGGCAGGGCTTTTCAAGGGGCCGCACTCCCCGCAGCGCCGAGCGCCGCCCGCAAGAATAAATACCACTTTTTTGTTGTATCACCACAAATTTGTTGTATGATGAACCCATCCAAACAACAGAGACGAGGTGATGAAGTTCAGCGAATTCAGACGACCCGCAAGGCGATCATCAAGCAACTGGGGCTCTAACGAGCCCCCTCGCCTGCTCGCTGAACGATCACCCCGAAGGAGTGACCATGTACGACTATGCAATTCGATTCGAACAGGACGACAGCGCGCCTGGCGTCGCCGTTTTTTGCCGAGACTTGCCGGAGCTGAACAGCTTCGGCGATGACCGCGAACACGCAATCCGCGAGGCGCTGGACGCCATCGAGACGACCCTGTCGCTCTACGTTGATGCGCGCAAGCCGATCCCGGAAGCAACTGCGCCGGAGGAAGGCGAGCACGTCGTCCATCTTCCGGCCGTCACCGTGGCAAAGATCGCGCTGTGGAACGAGATGATGAAGCGCGGAATGCGCAAGTCCGACCTGTGCAAGCTCCTGGGCATCGCCCAGACCCAGGGTGACCGCCTGGTGGACTTCCTGCACAACACCAAGATGGAAGCGCTTGAACAGGCCCTTGCCGCCCTAGACACGAAGCTCAGCGTCCGCACCTATTACGGCAACCAGATGGTCAAGCTCCGGTACATCGCCAATACGGAGCGAGGTCGTGTGCTGGTTATCGGGGGAGACGCTGACCCGAAGGCTCTCCCCCGTCAGTACGAATGGCTGCAGGAACCACCCTGCAGGATCGAGGACACTGTCGACGATTTCGAAGTCGGCGCCAGGTACGCGATGTGGAACGTGGAGGAAGCGGTGAACGCGATCCAGTCACGCGGCTACTTCAGCTTCTGGCTGGAAACAACGTCAGGCCCCCGAAGCGCCACGCGCTGAAACGAAAAACCCCGGCTCGATGGCCGGGGTTTTTGCTTGTTGGGTCGTGCGGGTGCAACTGTGCACAATGGCAAAACGATACCCAAATGCTCTTCAAATCGTCAAGCGACCCGTTTCAGGCGCTCCCGCTGGGCCCAGTAGGCCGCCACGCGGTCGTGGTAGCGCTGATGGACACTGGGGCACTCCAGGATGTCCTCGCCCCACTCCTCCCGGTATGCCTCCCCGTACCGCTTCATCCTCGCCGCCCACCGCGCCAACTCCTGGTCCGACATCCCGCGCAGACGCTCCGCCAGGCGCTGCTGGTGATGCTCCCGGCGCTCGGCGTAGGCCTCGGCGCGCTGCACCGCCACCGCATCCCGGTCGACCTGCTGCCAGCGCCATCCAGAGCCCTTCCGGAACCCGCTCTGCTTCGCCACTACCTCGGCGACCGGCCTCAGCGCCTGGGCGTCGAGCTTGTCGATGTGGCGCGCCAGGCGCTCCCAGGTACTGGCGTAGTCCCGCGCCCAGTTGCCGGGGTCGATCCGGCAGCCGAGGCGCTCCTCGATGAAGAGGCAGACCTCGCCCGGGCGCAGTGTGTCGCGGCCATTGACGGCGCGCTTGTGCGAGTTGATCGCCGCCAGCGCCATCCAGTAAGCCCGCTCGCCCTGGCGCTGAGTCAGTTGGCCGAGGCCGGCGCCGATCCAGACCAGGCCGTGAGCGATCGCCACGTCGTCACCGGTGGCCAGCGGCGAGTACAGCGTGTGGCCGAAGTGCTGCAGCGGCTTCGGCAGCGAGCGGATGGCAGCCTGCACCAGGCCGGCGGCCAGCATGTGGGCGCTACGCCCATTGGTGTCCTTGCAGTCGGGGTGCGTCTCGTTGGCCACCCGGCCCTTCTTGCCCAGCGCGGCCTTGTCGGCCGCCACCGCCAGCACTGAGCTCCGACTCTCGTAGAAGGCGTCGTGCCAAGCCTGGCGCGCGCTGATCAGTCTCATTTCGACTCTCCCCTGTAGTTTCCTGTAGTCACTGCTCGCCCTCGAGGAGAGGGACGACTTTCACTCGCACGCCTGGCGTTTCGCCGTAGCGCTTCCCCACCACCGCCTTCACGACCTGGACGTCGTCCTTCCAGACAACGCCGTTCAGGCCGTCGTAGATGGCCTTCTGGACGTTATCCAGGTCCGGTTTCTTGGTCGGGTGCAGTTGCCCGGACAAGGCCAGGGCCTTCCGCTTTTTCGACATCGATTGAGGGATGCTCAGCGCGATGTCGAGTTCGACCAGCACTGGGCCCTCGAACAGCGCGCGACCTGCCATGGCTTGCTGTCCGCTGTGTGCGATCAGCCCCTCGTAGTTCGCCGTCTTCGCCGGAGTGAACATCCTGACGTGGGCGCCGACGCGACCGATACGCGGCCTCCCCTTCCCCACCGGCTCGCCGGGTACGGTGAACATCACCGGGCGGAAGTCATGCATCACGGCGCACCTCCGGCGCTTTCCGGCGCATCTTGGCCAGCAGCAGTTCCCGCGCCTGGGCGCCACTGAGACCATCCAGCCCCTGGGCCTGCATCCGGTGGAGCAGTTGCTGCTCGGCAAGCTCATCAGCGCGCTGCAGCTCCGACTTCTGGCTGTCGAGGCCAATCGCCTTGGCGACCTTTCCGTCCAGCGGCTCACCAGCCTCGAGGCGTCGGACCACTACGGCATAGTTATGCTCGAACTCAGCGCGAAGTCGCTTGTCGCCGTACTGGGCCCGACGAAGCTCGAACAGGCCTGTGAGTTCGGCAGCCACCTTCACGACCTTGTGGCTGTAGCGCTGCTCCAAGGCTTCGTACCAGGCGCCCTCGGCGCTCGGCAAACCGTCGATCTTGCGGCACAGCCGCAGGAACTCCTTGAGGCTCGGAGGAAAGTCCTGATCCAGCACCATCCGCTGGAGGCCTCGGTCGACCTGCATGTCGCTCAGGTGCTTGATACCGGTCAGCCAGACTCGCTTGGCGAGCGTCTCCGCACGACGTTCCCCGTAGTGCTTCTCGTACCAAGCCGGATAGCTGGTTTTGAGGGTAGCGAACACGCGTTTCACCGCCCTGCGCGCCTGGGCGTCAAGTTCGACCAGATTCTCGATCTGCGGCTCACCAGTCGTCGTCGTGGAGGATGTCAACAGCGTTGCGCGAACGTCGTGCAGCGGGTCGCTGACGTGCTTGGGCGTTTCGTCCGTCGGCTTGCTCATGGCGGTGCTCCGCACGCGGTGCTGTTGCCATCCGGTGGCGCTCCAGCAAGAGTTCATCGAGAAAATTTCGGTAGTACAGGGGGGAGTCAGGCGGGGCGCCGAGCTTGGCTTCGGCGATCTCCATTGCCGCGAGCATCTGTTCCGCGGTGACACCGCGCTCGACCCAAGAGGCGAACAGCGGCATGGTCCTGGCGGTCTGCACCGCGTGGATCTGGAATCCGCGCTCGCGGATAAAGAACTGGCACCACTGTCCCGCAGTGGCCGGATCGACTGGGCATTCGCGCACGCACGCGTTAGGTACGGTACGGTTATTACCGGATACCGGAAGTAGGTTGCTGCTCGGCACCTGCTCAAGAAATAACCCGGTTGTAGCTTGCCCTTTCGAATCACTAGAACCCCCGTATTCACTGGGGTCAGGCTGACTCTTTGGAGGTTGCTGCTCTGGTTGTAGCTTGGTTGTAGCTTGGTTGTAGCTCTTTTGGTCGGACTGGTCCCGGCGCGCGTGGGGGAACTCAAAAACGAGCGGTCCGATGACCTTAATGGCCCCAAGCTTCTCTAGGCGACGAACCGCTGAGCGCCCCTGCTCACGTGTATACGGTTTCGGTTTCGCGCGGCCAGGTATCGGGTCCACAACGAACCCTTCGCGCAGCACGATTTCGTTGATGAGCGTCTTTTGCCCAGCAATACCAGTGGCGAAGTCCATACGGCGCTTCAAGGCCACATAGAGCTTCAGGAGCTCTGCCGGCTCACCAGCAAGGATCTCCCACTCCGCATCGTTGAGTAGAACAGCGGTCATCTTCGGGCAACCAACAACCTATGGCACACTCCGGCCACAGGCGATCCCAATCGGAGTACAGCAGCAGTGGACGATGAAACCGATCTGCACATCCAACTCGCATACGATGTCGCATCGAGTGCCCTGGAGGAAGCCAATGCCGCCAACGACCTGCTGGTGATCCTGCTCCAGGCCGTTATGGCTACGCAGCCTGAAGCCACGAACCGGTTCCACCAGGCTGTGCACGACGCGCTGAACTCGACAGAACTCATTCGCAGCGACGCCTTCGAGAACAATGCTCGCCGGCTATGCGGGCTCATCGACGGCTCCTGCCCCACTCCATACTTCAACTCGCTGTTTCCGCGCAGTAGTGGAGCGCCGAACCAGCCCAAACGACCCACCCTCAAGGTCGTCCAGAAGTTGGAACCGAAGCCGAAGTAGCCACCAATACGCATCAGCAGTTGATGCGGCTCGTCGAAGAGCGCATCCCACTCCTCGTCGTTGATCTGGAAGGACGGCACGGCTACCTCTGAACAAGGCGCGGCCGGCGCATCTGGTCGATCATCCGCAGCGCCTCATCTGTCGCCGCCCTGGATTCGGAGAGCTCCCGGTGGGCCTCTTGCAGTTCCTGGTCATCGGCGCCGTCGACGAGGTTGGCAACAGCCTGCTGCGCCTCACCGTTCTCCTTGATGAGTGTTCGGAGCATGCAGAGCACCTCCGGCCGCTGGCCGGCATCGCCGCCGATCAAGCGCACCGACACGCCCAGAGGCGTCAGGATGTCGCCCAGGGCCTGGACCTTCAGGTCAGTCGGCAGCGCGGCGAGGATGCTGGGTACGAAGTTCGCCGGCACCAGGTTGGTGTCCTTGGTTCCGTCGTCGAGCCAGCGGAACACGCGGTCGGCGTTGACCTTCATCCGCTCAGTTGTATCGCGCGTTGGCGGGTCGAAGACGATGCCGGTTACCAGCGCTCCCTGGATGCGCTCGTGCGCCTCCACGATGTGCTGGACGACGGTCTCGCGGCTCCACCCCTCTCGGCGGCGCCATTGGTTCACCACGCCGAGCAGCGTGGAGATCAGGGTGTGCGATTCGCTTCGCATGACGTGCTGTCCCCTAGCCATTAAAGTTCTGGTCAGGCAGCAGGCCGAGAGGCGCCCTTCAGCACCTTCTCAGCCAGCGGCACGAGATCCGGACGGAGTCCTGCGATTGTGATTTCACCTGAGGAGGCATCCTGCAGACGCTCGGCGAGCTCCGCGGATGCTTTGCGGTGGCCACCCGCGAGTTGCCAGAGGTGGCCCACGGTGGTTCCTGCATTCTTCGCTACGCGGTCACGCTCTTCGGCCGGCGTTTTGCCGAGCCAATCGCGGAGGTGGTCGTTCATTTGGGTTCTCCTGCTGTTATGCAGAAGAAATTTAGCTCAGCGCTAATGTTACGGCAAGTCAAATTTAGCTCAGAGCACATTTAGCAGCAAGCTAAACGATGGCAAGATCAGCCGATGGATATCTACCAGATCAGAAAGCAGAACCTGATTGCGCTCATCGGCGAGCGTAAGAAGGGAGCCTGCGCCCAGAAATGGGAGATGGCGCCGGCGCACCTCAGCCAAATTCTTTCGAGCAAGACCGAGAAGAATCTGGGGGATGACGTCGCACGCCGCATCGAAACGATCGAGGGTCTGGAGCGCGGCTGGATGGACATCGTCCACGCTGCCAACCATCAGGAATCAGCACCTGTCGCCCAGGAAGAAGCCAAGACCAGCGCTGCGGCTATCGTCTTGGACATGCTGAAGAAGCACGCAGCAAAAGGTATGAGCGGTACCACTCAAGAGAAAATCGCCCAGGCAGTCGCCGACAGCCTGGCCGAGAAAAACGTGATGGCGGCACCCGCCTCAAATGTGATCCCGGCAGACTTCTCCCGCATTCGGCCGCGCCAGGGTGAGCTGCTGGTGCCACAATACGATATCCGCGCTGCGATGGGTGTCGGCCAGCTACCGCCCGACTACGTCGAGACGGTTCGCAACCTGGTGGTGAACGAGGCGCACCTGCGCGCCCATGGCGTCGATTACACTGCGCCCGAGAACCTGGCCATGATCACCGGCTGGGGCGACAGCATGCTCGGCACGATCAACGACAAAGACCCAGCCATGATCGACAAGGGCGTGCGGGACTTCATCGGCGAGGGTATTTACGTCCTCACCTGGCATGGCCACCTGTTCATCAAGCGTGTGCAAATCCTCGATGGCGAGCACTACCAGCTCATCTCGGACAACCCCAAGTACCCAATGCAGAAAGCTCGGATGGACGACGTGATCTTCCACGCTAAGATTCTGCTGATCTGGAATGCACGGAAAGCCTGATCCACCACAACAAGCACTGTCCTAGGAAGAAGCGGAGTCAAGGGATGGCTGAAAAGCTCAGGAAATACGCGATCGATTTCTTCACGGGCCAACTCGGTCCGGCGAACCATAACGTATCTCTCAGCACCTTCCTTCGGCACCTGACACAGACTGGCTGCCACCATGTCGAAGGACTGACCTACGATATCGAGATCAGAAATCTCCACGAGCAAGATCCGGGAGTATTCCAAGGGGTCTTCGCAAAGATCCGAAAGGACGAACTCCCTCATGCCGGCCGCGCTGGACACCCCGACAGAGAACTGGGACTCGCCGACGATGAAGGTCTGGTCGACAAGAACCACTTCGTCTATTTCCAAGAAAATGAACTGCTCGTCATGCAGGCAAATCGGCACGCTGGGACGGCGGTTGCGCTAGGAAAATACCTGACCGATCTCAATGGCCAGCATGCAGTATCCTTCAACCCGGTAATCCAGCCAGATGCCACGCGCCGTCTCATGCGCGACGACCTTACTCCGATCAGCATCGAGGCAAGTTTTGCTCGGCCGACAAATCCGGACATGTATCCTGACGACGACTGGTCTCCGCAGCTTCTGGACACCCTCGCACAGATAGGTGGCGGTAACGTGAAGTTGAGCATCTCACGGGACAAGAAGCGTGTTGCAGAAGGAGCAGATCGCCTCTCTGACAGGGCTCGAAGAGCTGCGCAGGCATTTATGCAGATGCCGACGGTGCGAAAAATCAAAATTGACATGGAAGACGAAAACGGCATCGTCTACCCTATCGATCTCATCGCGGATCGTCTAAAGGTCAAGATTGAGATACTAGTGAACGGGCGCTATCCGAATGAAGCAGCCATGTACAGGGCTCTTCGAGGAGCAAAGGATGACCAGCGCGACAATCTCCAGCAGATCTTCGGGGTTCCCGGTGCGGCTCTTAATTAGAGCTGCACTCTTTTCTACAGTCTGCTTTGCCGTGAGCATAGCTCCAGGGATTCCGGGCAGGATTACCGACATCATCTCGGTCCTTTCCTCGGTAAGTGCGACGCTGCTTGGCTTCATCATCGCGGCAGCAACGCTCTTGATTTCCTTGATCGACCGACCATTCATCAAGAACCTGAACAAGACAGGTCATATGAGCCAGCTCTGGCGACAGTTGGTTAGCTCAGGAGCAGGAATGCTTTTGGCGCTCATTGCCTGTCTGGTGGCGCTAACGCTCAGTGACAAACATGCCGTCTACTCGATCGCAGTGAGTTTTAGCTTCCTATCGGTTGCCGCTTTTGACTTAATCGATTGCACGACGAAATTGATGAAGGTCATGGCCCGCATTTAGGTCACAGGCTGCATGAAAAGCAAAAGCCCCGCAGTTGCGGGGCTTTCCATTGTGCCTCAGTGCCACCCTTCTCGCGTCGATCCGCACATGAGGCACTTGCTGTAGTTTCCCCAGCGGCCGGATAGATGGCGCATCGGGCCACCGCAGTTGTGGCAGCCCCCGTCCAGTTCGCCACGAGCCCAGCGGTACTCCAGATAGGCACTCCAGCAGAGCCACAGGAAACCAGCTCCCCCGACCACCAGTGCGCCATAGAAGATCGCGCGTTTGATGGGCATTAGCACCTGGTCAAACACTCCAGCTGACTCAGGTGTCATCGCGACGAGTCCCATGACGAACAAGCCGATGATCACAAGCAAGACTGGCCGGGCGTATAGGCGAAACGCGCGTTCAAGGTCATTCATGAAGGACTCCGTTCCTATGGATGGGCCACATCATCTACCAGTACGCTGCGAAATGCCATCAGGCTAGAACGGCGCCGGCTCCTCATGCAGGTGCTGCACCACCATTCCAGGCAGCACGTCCATATCATCGGCTTCGATTTCCGGCCCCTCCTCCACCATCGCCTCCCAGTGCAGCGTGATGGTTCCATCCTCATTCTCGATCATCTCTAGGCCGTCCGTTTCCTGCAGCTCGCCTATCACCTGGGTCCAGGCCTGATCCGTATCGCTCTCCAGCCGCCAGATCGTTGCCTGGCGCAGTGAGGCCGCACGCGGCGAGTTCACCATCGCCGAAACGCGCAGCCGCAGCCTGTCTATATCGGACATTCCGCGCTCTTCACGACCGCCTTTCACCTTCATCTGCTGGCTCATCAGAACCTCCATTCACTGTATGTGCATACAGTATTTTCTAATTCCTATCTCAGCAATCTCCTCGAAAGCATCCCTGGCGCCGTCTCAAAAAATTTAGCTTAACGATAAATTTTTAGCGCGAAGCTATTGACCAAACTTTAGCGTATGGCTAAATTTTTCATCAACGCCAACGCAACATGGCGCCAGGCCACCGAGCCGACCGCTCTTTCACAACCTGCGCCATGAACAGCTAGCCGCAATGCGGCGAGGCAGCCCCGGCCATCACCCGTGGGGCGACAGAAAGTCGGGTGAGCAACATCAACAGCAGAACGCATCGCCTCTGCGGCGACCGGCGATCAGATAGGTGCTGAGGCAACACCTACCAACGCGATGGCGACCCTTACTCAGGGCGACCAGAGACGGCTGATCGAGGGCAAAATGCCCGAACCGTGTGAACGACCCGCACGCGATGCGCAGCGCCGCCCAGCGCTAACCGGGCAGCAGCAACACCGATTTCCTCGATGCCCTTGGAAACAGGGGCATCAGGGAAGTCAACGAACACCAGCACGAAGGCCTATGAAAATAGGCACCGGCATCTGTAACGATGCTAAATCTTGCCTGTCCTACCAATCAGTGACGTAGATACTCTGAGCTTCACCAAAACGCATTATCTCTCGCTCAAACTTCATACCGACGCGATTAAGTAGGCGGATTGATGCATCGTTCTTGCTTTGCGTTTCAGCAATCACCCTCTTCAAAGCCAAGGTGTCACTTGCATACTGCAACGCAAGGGTAAGTGCCTCAGTCGCGTACCCCACCCCACAGTGCTCTGGAAGCAACGCGTAAGAGACTTCTACGTCATTACCATCATGATGAGTATCTAACGAGATTACACCTGCAAACTGCTCGCCTTGCCTTGTTCTGATTGCCCAAAATGGAAGCTCTCTCTCGATTGAAACTTCTACCTGAGCTCGCCGCACCGCAACCTCCCGATCAACGGGACCTCCTAAATAGGCACGCACGTCTGGATTGGTGTACAACTCCACCAAGTCGGAAGTATCTTTCTCTTGAACAGCGCTAAGATAAATAAGAGATTGCACAAATACCTCATGAGAAAACCCATCATCTTTTTCTATTTATACTAGATTTCTTGATCGAGGACTATCTGGTAGGAGCCTCGAACGAATCTCGATAGGCCTTGAAAGCCTCTATCGCATGCTCATTTCTATTATTTCCGTCAGAGTCATCGAGCATCCTTTCCTCTGGCGTCTTGCCTCCATAGTAGTCTTCGAACCAACTGAAGTACTGCAGCCTGATAGAGCCAGGGTGAAACTTACTATCAAGCGCCTTCCACCAAGTCAAACAGGCTGGGCAAGGTGGGAGTTCCGTGAAGCATATAATTGTTCGGACTCCTCGCGCATAGAGTTCTTTTCCGATAGGACCGGGAGAATTCTGCATGCCAAGTATCATTATATTGGTAAGCGGAGGCTCCCAATTGGCCCTAACACATCGCTCCAAGGCAACCCGCTCACTGTGGAGCCCAGCTGATCCAGCTGGGGTGCTTGAAGCCTTATGGTCTTTTCCAATTCGCGCATTGTTATTGTCAAGCAACCTTATTGCGCCGAAACATTTTCCCAACCTAATATCACCCGACCTTCCACGACCTTTTCGTGCTTTATAAGCGACAACATCAACCCCACGAAAATCAACGCCTTCAACATCGAGCGGCTCGAAGCTGATCACCATATCGACAACCTCCCTGTTGTGCTCGCATCAATATATACGCACCAACTCAGGGATTCATTGTAGTCATACTCAAGACCACCCATAGAACAAAAAACCAGCAGCATAATTCTCATTTGAAATAAATCCCTTTCCCCCTCCCGCTTGCAGTTTCCAATGCGGGCGACCGACCTCTACCACTGCGAACCGAGATAGATCGGTTGCTCTCGAAATCCCCCGAACGGAGTTACGCCATGTTGATCTTGACCCGCCGTCCCGGCCAAACCCTGCATATCGGCGACAACATCACCGTCACGGTCCTGGGCAGCCAGGGCGACCAGGTGCGCCTCGGCATCACCGCCCCGGACGACGTCGCCATCCACCGCTCCGAGATCTACCAGCAGATTGGCAACGTCCGTCCGGTGCCGCCGGCGGAGCTGGTCGAGGCCTGGAACCGAGAGCACCCGGCGCCAGCGCTGATCGAGTACCGGCCGTACCGCGGGGCCGAACCGCAGCGCACCCGCACCGTCGGCCGGGCCAGCGTGTCGCTTGGCGGGGCGGCGGTTATCTGGATCGAAGGCCAGTCGGCGCCGGTGGCGTTGCGGGCCTGCACCGCGATCTCCTGACTTCGGCGCCTGGCCCATTGCCGGGCGTTTAACCCACGGCGAGCGCCCGCCGGTCCAACGGCGCGCACAACGGAGGATCTCGACATGTAGCCCAGCCCCAAGGGCAGATCGCCAACATGCGGTCGAGCCTGTACCCAACCGCTTTCACATAGGGCGGTGCATGTAAGTGGAGACAGGGCGCTTGGCGGCGCCCTTCTCTTTCCTGCTCCTGGCGCGGCCAGGGCGCAGCGGAGAGTGATCGGCAGCCGAGTCAGGCACCTGCCTCGTAAGCAGGCGAGCCAACGAGCAACGCCGCCGGCTGGTGGCGCGGACGGAGCCAGAGGGGACGCCCACGCGCCGATCACTCCCCGCTGCGCATGCAGCGTTCCCCCTCTTCGCCCGGCTCCGGCCGGGCTTTTTTCAACCCCCATTCGAGAGCACCCACCATGGCGCCCCACCGGGCACGACTGCCGTGTGCCTGGGTGCTGCCGAATGCAGGTGAACCACGGAGAGCATCCCGATGTGGACATACCGCGAGCGCCGCAACCGCGCGGCTTTCAGCAACGCGCAACTCGCTTACGACCGTGCCGTCGACCCGCTCTGGGACCAGCCGGACCCGGAACCAGAGCACGAGGACGAAGAGCAGGAGGACGAAGATGGCATGGGCGAATGAGCGCGCCGAGGGCGTGATCGAGGAAGCGATCGTCGCAATGCGTCGTTCGGTGATCCCGCGCCACGACCAGTTGGTATGGCACGGCCAGATCGAGATGGCCTACACGCTGGACGCCATCGGCACCCGGCAATACGACGACATGCGCCGCCGGCTCGACGCCGCAGCGGATGCGAGACAGCAGGAACTGAGGAGCATCGACCTATGACCACCCGCCCCGTTCGCTCGATCATCGACGACCAGCTCGACGACCTGGTGATGCCGGCCGGCGCCGACATCGCCGCGGTGCTCGGCCTGCCCCGCGAGACCCTGGTGGTGAATCTCCCGCGTCGCATGGCACTGACCATCAAGAAAGGCCGGAAGTGCCTGGGGGTGCGTCGTGATTGAGCCGCAACTCTCGACGGTTTTCTTCGCTCCTACGGCGCGGCGCCGCTTCTTGACGCGCCGGGCGGCAATCAATGCCGAGGCCAGGGCGATCATCAACAAGCACTTCCCGATTGAGCGCGGCTGCTCCTGCGGCTGCGGCGATCCGGGCTGGCGGCTTGAGGAGGCCAACCCAGAGCGCTTCGCGCGCTACTACCGGCTGCTCACCGCCGTGCTGAAGAAGGTGAAGTCATGAACGCGAAGCGTAAAGCCACCCTCCTCGGCGCCCTGCTCGCCTGCGCCTTCTACCTCACCGGCGAGCAACCAGCCGCAGCTCAGGCAATTAGGGCTTTCTAGCCTTCTCGGCTTCCAGGACCTTACGGGAAAGATCGAGGATCGTGTTCGTCGCGCTTTGATAGGAGAAATAGAGTCCCTTCTTTTGCGGCTCATAGATGTAGCTATCACGGGCCGTCAGAGCCTTGTGTATTTCGTTCACACCGAGCGCTGTAGCCAGATTGATCATGATCTCTTCAAGGCTTTCTCGCTGGCTTAGGCCGGTGTTCTTCGTAATTCCGACATAGAAGCCGTTCTGCGGTTTTGGAGCCTGAATAATCTTCGCTTTTGCCATTTCTGAACTCCCTCTCAAAAACACCGAATTTATCAGCAGCTGCGCCTGGCGCGGCAAGGATTTCCTATGTCTGCAGCTCTCGCATCGGTCGGCGCGCTCGACCGCACCAAGTACCTTGGCGGCAGCGATGTCGCCGGCATCCTCGGCATCAGCCCCTGGCGCACTCCGTTGGACGTGTACCTGGATAAGGTCCAGCCGCGCACCGGTCCCGTCGACCCGGCGAAGCAGAAGATTTTCACCCGTGGCCAGCGGATGGAGCCCTACGTCATCGACCTGCTGGCCGAAGAGACCGGCCTGAAGATCGTCGGCCGCGGTAACCGCTACCGCGACCAGCAGCACGACTTCATGGCCGCCGAGATCGACGCCGAGGCCGCCAGCGGCGAAAACATCGAGATCAAGACGGTCAGCCCATTCAAGGCAAAGGACTGGGGTGAGGTTCAGACCGATGCCATTCCAGTCCACTACACCGCCCAGGCCATGCACGGCCTGATGGTCACCGGCCGCCAGGTCTGCATCTTCGGCGTGCTGATCGGCGGCGACGACTTCCGCGTGTACCGCGTCGAGCGGGACGACGAAACCATCGCGGCGATTCGCGAGAAGGAGGTCGAGTTCTGGGGACGCATCCAGCGCCTGGATCCGCCTGAAGCAACCGCTGTCAGCGACATCCTCCGGCTGTTCGAACGTGACGCCGGAACCAGCATCGAGGCCGATGGCAAGGTCGTGGAGGTGTTCAACCGCTTGCGCGAACTGAAAGCCAAGGCCAAGGGCCTGGAGTACGAGATCGAGTCCGCAGAGGAGCGCATCAAGCTCTTCATGCAGGACCACGCCCAACTCACGGTCAACGGCAAGTCGGTACTGACGTGGAAGTCCCAGACCACCAACCGCTTCGACCAATCCGCCTTCAAGGAAGCTCACCCCGCGCTGTTCGAGCAGTTCAAGAAGACCAGCGAATCCCGCGTTTTCCGCCTCAAGTAACCGGAGCCCAGCATGTCCGCAACCGCCCTGAAAGCCGCCGCGACCGGCAATGTCGCCAACAACGGTCAGCCGAAAACGCTGGCCCACCTGATGACTGACCCGAAGATCAAAGCCCAGATGGCCCTGGCGCTTCCGAAGCACATGACCGCCGACCGACTCGCGCGCATCGCGCTGACCGAGATCCGCAAAGTACCGGCCCTGGCGAAATGCAATCAGGAGAGTTTCCTCGGCGCCGTGATGCAATGCGCGCAGCTCGGCCTGGAACCGGGTAACGCTCTCGGCCATGCCTACCTGCTGCCGTTCGGCAACGGCAAGGCGAAAGATGGCCTGTCGAACGTCCAGTTGATCATCGGCTACCGCGGGATGATTGACCTTGCCCGGCGCTCCGGCCAGATCGTTTCGCTCACCGCGCGCACCGTGCACCAGAACGACCAGTTCAGCTATCGCTACGGCCTCGACGAGGACGTCCAGCACGTTCCGGGAGAAGGTGAACGCGGCGTCATGACCCACGTCTACGCGGTCGCCAAGCTGAAGGACGGCGGCGTGCAATTCGAGGTCATGAGTAAGGCCGACGTCGACAAAGTACGCGCCACCAGCAAGGCATCCGGAAACGGGCCTTGGGTCACCCACTACGAAGAGATGGCCAAGAAGACCGTCATCCGCCGGCTGTTCAAGTACCTGCCGGTCAGCATCGAGTTGCAGACCGCAGTCACCCTGGACGAACGCGCCGACGCCGGATTGGACCAGGACAACGCGTCCATCCTCACCGGCGAATACAGCGTTGTTGACGACCAGTCTCAAGACCAGGTCCCGGACGGCGTGAACACCGAGACGGGCGAAATCACCGAACCCGCCCCGGGCCAGCAGTCGGACACCGGCGACACCGGCGACGACGGGCTCAATCTCGAGTAACCGGCCATGCCCAGCCTCACTGTCCTTGAGCGGTACGGCCAAGTCGGGGAGTTCGCGGCGCTACTCGGCGCGGCCGAGCTCAACGCCGCTACGGACTGGGACGAGCAGTTCCTGGCCGACCTCCGCAGCAACTTCCAGCGCTACGGCGCCCACACCTACCTCAGCGACGCCCAACTCGAGCAGTTGGAACGGATCACCAACGAATAGGACCCATTCCCGATGAGCAACAACCCGCACTTCATGAACATGACCGCCGACACGCTCGGCAAGAGCTTGCTGCAGGGACTGATCTAGGAAATCCGGATCATGCCGGACTGCTGGCAGAAACTTCCCGAGGCCAAGCAGCAGGACATCATCGACCGCCTGGAGCGCCAGGTACGGAATGCCGCCACCATCGCGGTTCACACCATTGCCGGCGGCGAGATCGACGCCGGGCAACTCGGCGGCCAACAGCAACAGGCTGCGGCCTGACCCTCGATACAGCGCCCCACCCGGGGCGCTTTCTCTTTCAGCACGCACCGGAGTGGGTGTTCGACGCTGTGGGCGCATGGAGTCAGCACGGGCGGCGTGATCAGCTAAGAAAGTCTATGAGCTTCGATCCGAGCGGAGTAGTCCGTCCAGCGAGCATCCCTTCTCTGCTCATGGTCGCAGCAAGACTTTCGATACTTATAAGGCCGCGTTGATATAGGTCCTTCCATATAGCGTTTCGGATTTCTTCATGGCCTTTCAATTCTGGGATCCCGAGATCAACGACGCTCGTTAACCCGCCCATGTTCCAGTTCGGAATCGTGATGTCATGTTCAGCAAACCACTTAGTTGGGTTGTAGAAGAGTTTCAGAAGCTTGATGTGGGTAGGTGTGCAGACATCTACAAAGTTGAGGAAGAGCTGACGGTAGTCGTCAGGTGGACAGGTCGGTAAGGCAGAGTTTTTTACCGCATTCCGTAGCGCCTTGAGCTTCTCTTCCTCATGGTTGCGCAAGGTGATGGAGCAGACCTCAGAAACGGTGCTGATGAAGGCATCGTTTTCCTGTAGCCCATCAATGGTCACGACGCCTTTTTCCAGCAGGTCGTTGATAACCTCGCCGATTTGAACCATCGCCTCCGTTCTCCGCTTATTGAGCGGGGATTCCAGCACCGAGTTGAAGACCTCAGCAAGTGCTCCGCCGGCGACTGGGATCGCCCCCAAAGTCACTCGAGCCAGCCTATGAAACTTCTCTGAGTCTGGTTCGTTCGCAGGGTCAAACGCGTCAGTATCAATTTTGTCCACGAGTTCCCCCTTCCTTGATCCGGCCCTATGCCGGGCCACCCAACTCTAGCCCCAACGACATCATTGCACCATCACGCATGGCGCAGTGCATCGTCACGTTCGCGAAAAGGAACCCGCCGCATGATCATCAAGCGCACCCTCTACCACTTCCACTTCTGCTGCGGCCTGGGCGGCGGCGCCAAGGGCTTCAACCGGGCGCGGCCGCGGGTCGGCAACGTCGAGGCCGAATGGGTCTGCCTCGGCGGCATAGACGTGGACCCAGCCGGATTGCGCGATTTCGAGCGCTTGGCCGGCGTCCCGGGCACCCTGCTGGACCTCTTCACCCGCGACCAGTACGTGCGGTTCCACGGCAAGGAGCCGCCGGCGGGCTGGCGCGAGGCGACCCCGGAGGATATTCGTCGCGCCGCCGGCGGGCGCCGGCCGGATGCCGTGTTCATCAGCTCCCCCTGCAAGGGTGCCAGCGGCCTGCTGTCGGAGAAGATGAGCCTGACTCCGAAGTACCAGGCGCTGAACGAGTTGACGCTGCGCTGCATCTGGCTGATGGGCGAGGCATGGGCTGATGACCCGGTGCCGCTGATCGTCTTCGAGAACGTCCCGCGCCTGGCCAGCCGCGGCCGGCACCTGTTGGACCAGATCAACAGCCTGCTCGGTGGCTTCGGCTACGCCGTGGCGGAAACCACTCACGACTGCGGCGAACTCGGCGGCCTGGCGCAGTCCCGGAAGCGCTTCCTCCTGGTGGCACGCCATGTCGAGAAGGTGCCGCCCTCCCTGTACGAGCCGGAAAAGAAGAGCCTGCGCGCCGTCGGCGACATCCTCGGCCGCATGCCGCTGCCCGGCGATATCGAGGCCGCCGGCCCGATGCACCGCGTACCGTCCTTGCAGTGGAAGACCTGGGTGCGCCTCGCTCTGGTGCGAGCCGGCAGCGACTGGCGCAGCCTGAACGACCTGGCCGTCGAGGACGGCTACCTGCGCGATCTGATCATCGTCCCGGAATATCAGGCCGGCTACATGGGCGTCCACGGCTGGAACGACAGCATGGGCACCATCGCCGGCCGTAGCGGCCCCACGAACGGGGCGTTCTCGGTAGCGGACCCGCGCGCACCGGCAAACGCTCTGCAATACCAGCAGTACGGCGTGCGCCGCTGGACCGACACCTCGGGCGCCATCATCGGCGTCAAGTCGCCCGGCCAGGGCACGTACTCCGTCGCCGATCCCCGCGGCCAGAGTTTCGGCAAGTACCCGGTCACCGACTGGGACGGTCCGTCCGGCACCGTGATCGCGGCCAGTACTACCGGCCAGGGTGCATTTGCTGTCGCGGACCCGCGCCACCGTGGCCCTGCCAAACACTCTAACGAGTTCCGCATCGTGCCTTGGGACCGCCACGCACAAGCGGTCACCAGTGCCCATGGCACAGGCCAGTGCGTCGAAGACCCGCGCGTGCTCAGCCGGACGAAGGGAGACCCGTATCTCACTGGCGGCCACTACGGCGTAGTTGGGTTCGACCAATCCGCCGGCGCGGTGTCGGCCAGTGCGCGGCACGACAACGGTCGATGGAGCGTGGCCGATCCGCGCATGCCGAAGGCGAACGACCGGCTGAGCTGCATCATCCAGTCGCTGGATGGCACCTGGCACAGGCCATTTACCACCCTGGAACTCGCCGCGCTGCAGAGCTTGGTCGACCCCGAAGAGCAGTTGGTCCTCGACGGCCTGAGCGACAGCGACTGGCGCGAGCGGATCGGCAATGCGGTTCCGCCGGCTGCGGCCGAGGCCATCGCCGGCGTGATGGGCACCACCCTGTTGTTGGCTGAGGCTGGCGAGACCTTCCTACTCAGCAGCACGCCGATCTGGGTACGGCAGGTCGCGGTAGGGTTGAGCGTGGCTCAACAGGAGAACGCGGAGCGCTGACCAACCGCACTGGACGAACCTGAAGCACATACGCATCCAGTATTCGCCATGCACTTCGACATCCGCCGCCTCCGCTTCAAGGGCAAGCCCATCGAGGACCGAAAGCTCTCCAGCGTCCAGCCCATCCGCGGGGACGTGTGCCTGCAGTGGGAGCAGGAATCACCGATGGGACGCCCTTCGCAGGTCGCAGTCGTCCTGCATGTCCAACCGAAAACCACCACCCCGCCACTCTCTACGATGCGCAGATACACACCATGGCCACCCTCGGGATGACGATCACCGGAACGGAGATCATCGACGGCATTGCCTACGTCCAGTCCTGGACTACCGCATTCCATAGACGGGAACGGCAAAGCCATCCCCGTTATTCAACGGATTGAGCAAAGCGTCAGTCTGCGCTCCGTCGACGGAATTACACGAATAGGCAGCTTGGGAATCGATTCCGTGCCACGATATGTTCTTTTCCAGCAATTACGCCCTTTCTGCCGGATGCGTTGGTGTACGCGCGAAGACTCTTGCCATCAGGGACGGTAACCAGCACTTGGTATGCATCCTCATCGGCACCATGTGACGCCCGACGGGCTCTGATCATGGCGTTCAACTGGTCCAAGTCAAGGCAGCAGACCTCCTGATCCTCAACGCACACCAAGCCAACAAATACCTTCTTGTAGTGCTCCGTAGCGCCGTAGACACTTTCAAGGTGCTCCCTGGTGTAAGTGAACTGATATTCGCCGGTCTGCTTTGGCTCCTGGCCATATTTTAGGAACACGCAGGTATCGGTATTAATTAGGAATGCGTTATTGATCTTGTCACCCTTCAGCCGCAGTGGGTTGATGGCGGTGAAGTTGTCATCCTCAGCAATCTGCATCAATGCGGCGCCGAGGTTCTGGTGCTCCGTACGAATCTTCATCGAACTTCCCTTGTCTCCGGCCCCATGCCGGGCCACCCAACTCTAGACCCAATGACATCGCTGCGCCATCACGCATGACGCAGTGCGACTTCTCGTTCGCGAAAAGGAACCCACCGTATGAGCAGTCAGGCCAGCATCATCAAGCCCGAATCGCGCATCGTGGTCCAGTTCCGTTGCGGCGCGGCCTCTGCGGTCGCCGGCAAGCTGGTCCTGGTCACCCTATGGATCAGCGGTAGCCCCTACGTGATCGTCGACATCCGGCTGCGAATGCTGAAACCGCGCGATTTGTATCGCGCCCAGGGCTTCCCCGACAGCTACATCATCGAGCGGGGCCACAACGGGCAACAGTTCACTCTGTCCCAGCAGGTCCACATGTGCGGCAACAGCGTAAGCCCGAACACGATGGCCGCATACGCCCGGGCGAACGATCCGTGGAAACTTCGCAGACGAAGCGCAGTTGCTGCTTGATTGCAGTGCCTGCAAGTTAGGACTCCCGGTGAAGAGAGTTCACTCCTCTCCGGGCAGCCCCTCTTCAGCAGCGTCTCCAGTTGGATTAATTACCCAAGCTTGCCTCATATGCAGCGAGCAGTCCGCATCTCCAATATCGACTGTCATTTCTCGCCTCTCCGGGTCTACCCACATTTGCAGAACGCCAGGCTTTCGAAATACATCTGGCGACAAGGGAATTGCCGCATAGGGATTATGGTACACCCGAAGTCCGTCACTAATGGTCTCTCCAATCTCGCCACCCCTCGAGACCTTAATCCTTATGCCATCCATACCTTCCCAATGGGTTGTTATAACTTGCAAAGGATACCCAGACATCGCATCAACCTTACCCCAAGTTGCGACACTACTGAATACGATAGCACTAATATGAGAGAATCGGTCGCAGTCGAAGAAGCCCAATTCAATTTCGGCACCGTTATCCTTTGTCACAAAGCCAAGACTTTTCCCTTCCGGATGCCCCGTAGCTTGCGGATTGGCCAGAAACTCCTGCTCGTCGACATAATAGTCGAACAACAATGCCTCTATTGGTCGGTAGACCTGCAGGTTGAACCACGGCTGTTCGAAAGGCGCAACGGCCACAACAAAGGGCCTACCCTTTACATGTTCGAGTTTGGAATACCTTTCCAAGTAATACTCAGACTTACTCATAAAAGCGTTTGCCAATCGAATTATTGCAACTCGATTCAATTCATTCAGATCAAGACTATCTTCATCCGGAGGAATCAATGACTTTTCCCACTCAGGAACTGCATCCTTTGCTGCATTCGCAGTGGTCGCCTCCAGTACAAAATCAACCCCATTCACCGACAAAACAAAGTCTGGCGAGTGGTGATTCCAGTCAATCTGAGCGCCAAACTCTCGAAGCGCCGCATGTAGATATAGTTCCCAAAAACTAGAGTTGAACGTCGTCTGAAACTCTCTGACGAACTTTCCATCCCTATCTGGGAATCCTTCCGCCCAAGCCTCAACTACCTTTCGTGCATAGCCGAGACTTGGCTTATCTACAATAATGTTGCGAAAGTGCGGGTGGAATCGCTCCTCAGGAACTTGGGGTGTAAACAGGTCCATCTGTGTCGCCTCATTGCATTATTTAACTCTGAACCTATCCCAACCGTCAGCGCCGCGCCAGCTTGGCGCAAGGAATTCTCATGCCCAGAATCTACCTCGCCGGTCCCATGACCGGCCTGCCGGAGTTCAACTACCTGGCCTTCCACGCCGAAGCCGCGCGCCTGCGCCACCTCGGCTACCACGTCGAGAACCCGGCTGAAAACCCGGCGCCAGCCTGCGGCACCTGGGCCGGCTACATGCGCAAGGCCCTGGCGCAGTTGGTTACCTGCGACGCCATCGCGCTGTTGCCGGGCTGGCCAAGTTCACGTGGCGCCAATATCGAGCGCTGCCTGGCCTTTGAGATGGGGATGAAGGTCGTCATGGCCGCGGATATCGCCGCACCTATAGGGTGGGAGTCAGCCGCCACCCTCGCCTGTGCTTCCACCGCTAACTCCGGACTTCACCAAGCAAACGAGCTTTCGCATTCCGACGTGGGTGCAAGGTCTTCCGGGCGCCACTCCCTCGATCATTCGGTTGAGGTCGGCTCGTTCGAGCCCGTCAGCTAGAACCCCCTCGCGGTAGAGCTGCCGAATGTGCCCTTCGTGAAGCCACTTCTTGCTGGTCTCATTGAAGCAAATGCTCCGCCCAGGTCTTCGCTCCTGAATGAGCAGGCCCTGCTCGCCAGCCAACTCAAACACCTGCGCAACAAACCATTCCTCATCCATGTTCATCGCTCCAGCCGAAAGCCTGGAGTATAGGAGCCCCTATGCCGGCAAATTGCTGCGCTCACAAGGAACGCCCCATCTTGTTCAGCGGGCCGATGGTCCGCGTCATCCTGGAGGGGCGGAAGACGGTCACCCGCCGTGCCATGAAGCCGCAACCAGTGCTCGACGGCCATTTCTGGACGTACGGCGGCGCCGGCTGGTCGAGAACGAAGGCAGGACGCCGGAGCACGACGACGAGCACGACAACGGGGAGATGGCCCGCACCGCCGCCTGCTACGCCCTGGCCGGCTCCAGCGCTCCGAACGATGGAACCGCCGCCCTGCTGGTGTCGTTGGCGTGGCCCTGGGATGAACAGTGGTGGAAGCCGAGCACCGCGCGACGCGACCTGATCAAGGCCGGTGCACTGATCCTGGCCGAGATCGAGCGCATCGACCGGGTAGCGGCGAGTCAGGGAGGACCAAGCGATGCGTAGAGCACTGACTGCCCTCGCCATCATCGCCGCCCTCGGCCTGGCCGTGGTGGGGCTGGTGGAGATATTCCCGATCCTCCGCACGCTGGCGGCCTGGCAGATGGGGTGCTTCGGATGAAGCAGAAACCAGGCATCGCCCCCTCCCCAGCGAAGGCCCGCCGGATCAGGGGCACATGCCCGCCAAGGCTGGTCCCGTCACCGGTGAGCCGGTACATCGTACCTGAAATCCCATCTCCGCAGCCCAACGGAAAGGGCTGCGGAAGCGTCCGGCTATAGGCCGGGAGAGGCATTACCTCATGGAAAACATCACATTCTTGACTCACGAGGAGGTGTGCGAACTGACTGGGGCGCGCACCAAGGCCAAGCAGATAGAGGTCCTGAAAAAGAATGGCATTCGCCATACTGTGAAGGCCAACGGCTGGCCGTGTGTCATCACCGCCAGCCTGCTGGCGCCGGCCACGGCTGCGAAACCCGAGAAGACTGGCTGGACGCCAAGGAAAGCAGGATAAATGGGAAGACGGCCGACCAAACCGGGGAGCATTCCCCGGCTCCGCGAAAGACGCCGCGGAGACAAGATCTATTACTACTACGACCTCGGCGGCAAGCCACGCAAAGAACTGTCCCTCGGAACGGACTACGGCCTGGCGATCACTGAATACGCCCGCCTGGAGAGGGCGCGCACAGCCGATGCAAGGCTAGCGGAGACGCTCACGTTTCGCTATGTGGCTCAACGCTACTTCATCGACGTCGTGCCAACGAAAAGCCCTACAACGCAGAAGGACAACGCCCGCGAGCTCAAGCAACTGCTGGCGTTCTTCGATGATCCACCTGCAGCCATCGGGGATATCGAACCGAAGCACATCAAGCAGTACCTGATCTTCCGGCGGTCGGCGCCGGTTCGCGCAAATCGGGAAATCTCCCTTTTCTCGGCCATCTGGAACTACGCGCGCGAGATGGGCTACACCAAACTGGCCAACCCATGCTCAGGCGTGAAACGGAACAGAGAGCGCGGGCGTGATGTGTATGTCGAGGATGACCTCTATGCAGCGGTCTATGAGGCGGCAGATCAGGGACTGAAGGATGCCATGGACCTTTCTTACCTGACGGCCCAGCGCGTGGCCGACACCCTGAAGATGGATGAGCGCGATATCCGCGACGGCACTTTGGCAATTCGCCAAGGCAAGACGTTGGCGAAGCGTCGTATCGAGTTGATCGGGGAACTGAAGCTGCTGATCGACAGGATTATGGCCAGGAAGGCTGGATACCGCGTCCGCTCGACGCGCCTGGTCGTCATCGATGACGGCCAGCCAATGACCTATCACATGCTCAGAGGTCGTTTCGACAAGGCCCGGGAGGCAGCGGGGATCCCAAAATCGGCTTTCCAGTTCAGAGATCTGCGAGCCAAGGGAGGGACCGATACTGCCGAATCAAGTGGCGACATTCTGCAGGCTCGGGACCAGTTGGGTCACACGACGGTAACGATGACCGAGCACTACATCCGCGACCGGAAAGGCAAGAAAGTGAAGCCGACGAAGTAGAAGATTGCGGAAATGATCGGGAATTGCGGAAAGAAATATGGAGGGACTTTCTTTACTGGAATCGGCTGAACGTCAGGAAACACGATGGTGCCCGGAGCCGGGGTCGAACCGGCACGGGGTTACCCCCGAGGGATTTTAAGTCCCTTGCGTCTACCGATTTCGCCATCCGGGCAGGATCTCGCTTCAAGTGAGCCGGCAACGGGAACCAAACCGGCATCCCAACCCGAGACCCACCCCAAACGGTAGATAAATCATTGTCTTACGTTACCCTAGCCGGCGCAACAGTTAATTTCCGTGGGCTCCGCCCAGGTTGCCGGGCGATTCCAGGGGAAGCACGATCCGGAAAGCGCTGCCGACTCCCGGCTGGCTGCGTACCTCGATGGTGCCGCCGTGTTTCTGGACGATGCCGTAGGAGAGCGACAACCCCAGGCCGGTCCCCTTGCCTACCGGCTTGGTGGTGAAGAACGGATCGAAGATGCGCGGCAGGATCTCGGGGGAGATACCCTGCCCCGAGTCTTCCACCTCGATCCAGGCATGCTCCACGGTATGCCCCGTGCGAATCACGATGCGACCCCGCTCCGGCCCCATCGCCTGGGCCGCGTTCATCACCAGGTTCATCACCACCTGGTTGATCTGCGACGGCAGGCACTTCACCTCGGGCAGATCGCCGTATTCGCGGACCACGTCGGCCCGGTACTTCAGTTCGCTGGCGACGATATTGAGGGTCGACTCGATCCCCTGGTGCAGATCGGTCCACTGCCAGTCGTCCTCGGCGTCGACGCGGGAGAAGTTCTTCAGGTCCTGGACGATCTTGCGCACCCGCCCTATACCTTCCCTGGATTCGCGCAGCAACACGGCGACATCCTCCTTGACGAAGGCCAGTTCGACCCGCTCACCGAGCTGCTCCAGGCGTCTTGCCAGCGCCTCGTCGCGGATCGCGGGGCGAGCCTCTTCATAGGCTTCAAGTACCTCCAGCAAACGCCTGACGTGCTCCTCCAGGGTGGTGTAGTTGGAGGAAACGTAGCTGATGGGGTTATTGATCTCATGGGCGACGCCGGCGGCCAGGTGGCCGATCGAGGCAAGCTTCTCCGTCTGCACCAGTTGGCTTTCCAGTTCCTTGCGCTCGCCGATCTCTTTCTCCAGCGCCTCCTTGGCCTGGCCGACTTCCCGGGTGATCTCCTGGATGGCAGCCTCCATCCGGCTCATCTGCAACTGGAGGTGAGCCGTCACGTTCCACTTGGCGCTGAGATTGCCGGCCATCTGGCGGACCTCCTGTCCCTGCAAAGGCAGGCCGAGGAGCAGCAGGCGCTCTTCCGCAGCCCACGGCGCCAATAGCGGAAAATCGGCGGGAGGCGCATGCACCACGACCTGCAAGCGGGAGTCGAGACGCCAGAACCGCTCTAGAACGGGAATATCCGCGCCTACCGACGGCATCCCGAGAAACACCACGGCATACGGCGCATCGGCCTGGAGGGCCGAGCGTATCCGCCCCAATGCCTCCTCGGCGCTTCCCGCCGTATCCACCTGGTAGCCCCGCTCAGGCGCCACGGGAGGCGATTCGGCCCCTAGGGTTCCCTGCAACAACCCGCATACACGGTCTCGATCCGCCTGCCGCTCATCGATCACCAGCAAGCGCCGGTTCCTGATGGGTAACGTCTCCAT